CTAGGCTGCCCGAGCGTGAGCCTGGTAAGGCGCAGGGTCGGGCAAATCGTTCTCGGCGAACGCTCGCAGGCGCAGCAGGCAGGAATCGCAGTGCCCGCATGCCTCGCCGGCGGGTGCCGGGTCATAGCAGGACCGCGTCAGCGAGTAGTCGACGCCCAGAGCAAGGCCACGGCGAATCGTCTCGGCCTTGGTGATCTCGATAAGCGGCGTGTGTATGCTGAGCCGATTGCCCTCCACGCCACGCTTGGTGGCGAGATTGGCCATAGCCTCAAACGCGTGGATGTACTCAGGACGACAGTCTGGATAGCCACTGTAGTCGAGCGCGTTGACCCCGATGACGATGTCGTTGGCCTCCAGCACCTCGGCGTAGGCGAGTGCATAGGCCAGGAAGATCGTGTTTCGGGCCGGCACATAGGTAATCGGGATGTCTTGTGCAACATCTACAACGGAATCGTGCTTTGGTACCGCTATGTCCGACGTCAGCGCAGATCCGCCGAAGGTCCGCAGGTCGATCTCGACGACGACGTGGCGCGCTACCCCAGCCGCCTCGGCCACAGCGCGGGCGGCGTCCAACTCGACGGCGTGACGCTGGCCGTAACGAAACGAGATGGCATAAGGCTCATAGGCCTCGCTTTGGGCCATCGCGAGCGCCGTAGCCGAGTCCAGTCCTCCTGACAGAAGAACCACGGCCTTGCGGCCAACGCTGGGCTTAGGCGATGCGGTCAGATCCGGGACGTTCATGGGATGCATGATGGCGCGCTCGTCGGACGGCACTTGGCGCGCTCACAACAGCCCCGCTGAGGCCCATTGTCTGCAACGCGTAACCCAACATGAGGGCCCCAGCACCACTCGAGCCTACGCAAAGCGATACCAAAGCGGATGCGGCCCCAACCATGATCGAGGGCCATGAGAATGGACACCGTCGAGCGCATTGCGAGATGCCGTTCGACCACCGTCAAGAACGTGCCTAGGAATCTGCTGCAAATCAAGTCCGATGGAGCTAGCCGGACTCGAACCGGCGACCTCCTGGGTGCGATCCAGGCGCTCTCCCAACTGAGCTATAGCCCCGCATCATGCTCCACGCGTGCGCGCAAGCGACGGTCTGGGAAGTGTAGTGGGCAGAGCCTGCCGCAGACGAACATGGTTCAAACTCGCAGGCGACGTCCTCGGCCGGTCCTACACATAGGCCGAACTGAGCACGAAGATGACCCATCTGGCCAAGCGCGCGGGCACGCGCAGTATGGTTTGCTGGCGCAATGGGATTGCTCGATGACGCCATACGCGAGCACTTGGAGCTCAAGCGTCTCCAGGGAGCCGACCCGGGTGTGGTAGCTCGGGAGGAGCATGACGCCCTGGGACCGGTGCCTCGCCGCGGCGAGTCCGCCTACGAAGACGAAGTCGATGACGGTTCAGGCCTGGCGACAACTCACGACGATGAGGCTCCCCCCGCCCCCGATGTCGCTCCGACAGCTGATTCAGTCGATTCTGGGTCCATCGGTCAGGAGACCGTTGAGATCAACATGGAGGCCGAGCTCGCGTCCGAGGGCGACTTCGACCCGTCGCCCACGGCGGATCGGGATACTCGTGTAAGGCCTGTGGCGCACCCCGCGAGCACTCGTGCCATCAGCGACGAGTCGCTCGAATGGGAGGTGCCAGCAGATGAGACGGAGAAGCCTGCTTTAGCTGATGACGAGCAGGGCTCTGATGTCAGTGAGACGTCCGACCAAGCCGAGCCGGTCGAGGACGTGCTCGAGGAGACCCCGGACTTTCTCCGTGAGACTCCAGAGCAAGAGCGCCTTTGGTTCGAGCAGCGCCCACCGCGCGACTTCGACTTCAACGAGTAGAGCGATCTAGTCTCGCGAGTTCCGCACAGCCTGAGCGAGAATGGTTGCTCTATTATTCGGGCGCGGGGTCATAGCTCAGCTGGGAGCGCCTGCTTGGCAATTGACAGTCTCTCTACGATCTCGAAGTGACCTCAGGCCTCGCATACGGCTCGGCTGAGCTAGCGGATTTGCGCAGCTTCGCGCGGCCGGCCTCAGGAGCCGGACGCCTGAAGGCGGTTTCGCTCGCGCTCGCCCGCCGCCCAAGCCGGACGCGGACGCTCCTATCGCTGCGAGAGCTCCCGATCGTCGAACTGCGCCTGTCGGCTGCGGAGCATGACCGTTGGCTGCATGCCCGGTGGCCCGCCGGCGGCGAGTCGCTATTCGACGGTCACTGGGCACAAGCCGTCATCCAGACCTCGGGCAAGGAACACGAGTACCTCGTCGGGCGACACCGCCAGGCGGTACGCACGAACATCCGCCGCGCCCGAGAGCTGGGCATTACCGCCACGCGGCTCGGTGGATATGACGAGTTCGCCGCTGCCTCCGCGCCGGTGTACCGCAGTCGCAGCGGCGGCGACGCGGTTCTTGCGGCGACGCGGAAGCCGCCGCCATCGCACGAGTTTGCCTGGTACTCCGCATCCACAGTCGCTCATGAGGTACCCATCACTGTCGCTGCAGTAGCGTTGTTTGGCGACTTCGCCGTGCTCGCGGTGATGGTGGGAAACCAGGACTATGCACGCATCGGTTACGCCCGCTATCTCTTGCACACCTTCGTCCTCGGCGATCTCGCGGCGCACGGGATCCGACACCTCATCGTCGGCTCGGTGCTGCGCGAGTCGAACGGCAATCAGTACTTCCAGAGGCTGCTCGGCTATCGCATATGCAACGTGCAACCGATCCTGCTCCCTTCGGCCGGCGGCCGGAAGGGGAATGCCGCCGCCGCGATGCGCCGGCTACTGATGACCGGGGCGGCGGTCGAGCGGCCTACCACTCCCTGCACAAACGACGCCCAGAGGGCCACGTCACCGGCGTCCGCGCGTATAGGCCACCCTGAATGGCCGGCAACTGACGGTAACGGCTATCCAAGTACCCCTAAGGTCGCGGTGACGACAGGCGCCGGGGAACGGAAATCCGCCCCGTAGCGCGTATATTGGGGGGTCCAGGGGCCATAGCTCAGCTGGGAGAGCGCCTGCTTTGCAAGCAGGAGGTCGCCGGTTCGATCCCGGCTGGCTCCATTTGAAGAAACGCCTGGTAATCAGCGTGTTTTGGATGTCCGGCTCGGCGACCGAAGGGCCTCGGGACTAAGTAGGGACGAAGTAGCCCGCCGTGAGGGGCGGAGAGCGTGAGCGCGCCCGTGCTGCCACGCGCGATGTCGCGGCCGCCAGTCCGGGATGCCGGCCGCGTCAGCGACCAGGACCGGCAGACCGCCGAGACGGCTCTCCTTATAACCGGCGGCGCCGGCTACATCGTCCTCCATCGACGCGGCACGACCAAGCCCGGCAAGCGCGCTGCGAGGGTCGCCAAGGCCTGGAATCGAATGGTGTCCGAAGCAGAGGCGCGACACGAGTCGTTCTGGGCCAAGCACGACCGGCGTGAGGGGACGCGATCATGCTGATTTACCGGCGCCAGGACGTGCAGCTATTCGGGTTCGGCCCTGACCAGCGGTCACGCCAGCAAGCTCTCGGTGTTGCGCTTCGAGTCCGTGGCCGCGGTCGTTGGCGCCATCTCTCGGTGCATGTCTACTGGCCGCGCCGTGACCTCCATCGTAGCCGCGGCACTGTGAGCTTCGAGGCGGCAACGTGGCTCACGGGTCCTGGTACCACGGGCGAGCGCCTGACTTTCAAGACGTTCATTCGGATCAAGCTCGGGCTCGGAGGGCGGCGGTGAGCACGCTCAGTAGCCCGGCGATGGTTCAGCGGCGTCTCGAAGAGATCGACTGCGACTTGGGGGAGCGCCAGAACGCGCTCGAGGAGGCAGCCCTTGAGTGGTTCCGATCCAAGCGTGACCGTGAGAAGGCGCGCGCGGAGTCCTTCCTAACCGCAGAGGGCACCGTCGACGAGCTCAACGCGATCGCCGACAGGGCGACTGCCGATCTTGGCCGCGAACACGAGGCCCAATACGAGTCTCAACGTGCCGTGGTGCGCGTTCTAGACACGCGCGCCGCGATCGGTATGGCGATCCTCAAGTCCCAAGGGCGCGTGGGTTCGTGAGCACGACGGGCGATGTCATCTCTCTCGCCGATGCTCGCGCCGCGCGGCGTCCAGTAGACGCGTACGAGAACGATCCGGATGTGAAGGGAACGCCAGCCGGGATCATCGACAACGCGCTGATCGACGTTGAATGGTCGATCGAGGAGGTCCAGAAGGCTCTCACGGCTGGTGACTGGCCGACTGTCACGCGGCACCTGAACGCTGCGACGAACCTACTGAAGGCTGCAATGGAGGCGGTGCCATGATCGAAGATCCCGAGATCGTCAAGCTGATCTTGCAAGGGCGCGTGACACAGCTACGACGACCAGCGCCGCCGCGCGGCAAGCGTCATTCCCTCAAGCCGGGGCGAGTACATCCGATCCATCGAGCGCACGGCGAGAAGGCCGCAACGCGCATCATCATCCGCACCGTACGCCCTGAGCGCCTCGGCGCCGCCGGGCCGGAGGACGCGAGACGCGAGGGTTGCAGAACCATCGCCGAGCTGTTTGAGCGGTGGAGAGCCAAGTACGGGACGCTCGATCTAGACGCCGACGTGCTTGTGATCTCGTTCATCAAGGGCGAACGCGAGAAAGAGCGATATCTCCGCGCGACACCCCCACGGTTCGACCCTACCGCCGAGAATCGCCCCGAAACGGACGAGGATCGCGGCTACACGACAAACCCCAGCAGAGGCATTCCTGGCCGCTCGGTCGATGACGCAACACTCGCCAGGTTTGCGAGGGAGGCGGCCGTCAAGAGAAGGGCGCACGCGGCTGCCGAGCAGCTTGACCGCAGCCACATGTCACCGGCCGAACGGTTGCGGCTCGTGAATGAGGAAAGCAAACGCTTGGGTATCGACATCAGCTCGGAGACGCGGATGATCGGTCAGCGCGTGGGTCGCGCAGAGCACGCGGTCGATACTGCCGACGGTCTTCCATCCGGAACGCACGTATAATTGGTTGTGCGTTCCAGCCTTGCGCCCGCATACGGGCGGCGGAAGTGGGCGGTAGTCGAAGTACGCAGTTCGACAGCGAGAGCGCTGATTGCTTCTCCTCTCGTTTTCGCAGGAGGCCGACCTTGTCGAAAGATACTCCGGCGCCGGCTTCGTCCGGTGTCGCTTCACTGTGCGCCCGGCTTGAGCGTGTCCAGCACGAGCGAGTGGCCCAGAACAGCATTCGGGTCATCGTCGCTCAGATCGAGCGCGCCGAGCGCAAGTGTCTCGGTGTCCGTCTTGCTTAGGCAGCGTGAGCACGCTTGCCATAAATCGCCCCTAACGCTCAGCCCAGGTTTTGCTCTAGCGCTAGCGATATGGCGTATTTCGCCGCTAACGCAAATGCCTCGCCTGAACAAGCCCAGCGTGGGGTAATTATGTCCAGCACAGACCACATCGTTCGTCTCACTGTCCCCGGTGCACCGGTGCCGATGGAGCGCACGCCGTGGCAGATCAGGCGTCTGGTACACGCCAGCGAAGTCTGTGGAGTACCGCGAACGGATCCAGGCAGCGTGGGTGCAGGCAGGTAGACAGTCCTTCGGCGATCAACCGCTCTCGGTCAATGCGCAGGTCTACATCGCCCACCCTCCAAGCCACTACACGGCTGCCGGCCAGCTGAAGGCCAAGCACGCGGACGCGATCCCGCCTGGCGACACCGACAACTACGCGAAGGCGATCGCCGACGCGCTCAACCAGCTCGCCTACAAGGACGACACGCAGATCACCTGTTGGGCGGCGATAAGCAAGCACTGGACTACCCCTCGCAACGAGCACACGATCATCCAACTCTGGAGCCACACGTGATCGACGGCATCAGCACCCAACTTGCTCGCACAATCCGCCTCCAAGAACGTCTGCTCGGCCAAGTCTGTGACGGCGATCTCACCCACAAAGCCCGGCAAGAAGCCGAAGTCCTCTACCACCAAACCGATGAGATTCGACAAGACCTGCAATCGCTCTATGGCCAAGTACAGGCGCGCACATAAAAAAGCCCCGCGAGAGCAGTCTAAACACTGGTCGGCGGGGAGTGCGAGGCTCCGTACCAGATGATCCGCTCCACACCAAACGGACTCGTCGACGAAGGTCCTTCTCGTTGCCGACCAGATGAACGCACTCCGGGCATCGTCGTGGAGAACGTCTCGCGCATCGAAAGTTTGCCGCGCGAAAGACGCTACAGGTGCCGTACACATGACTGTCCTCACCGCGTCTACATGCAAGACAGCCGCTGTCCGGAGTGCATTAGGGCCAACAAGCGTGAGGCTAGGCGCAACCACACAGCTGGATTGTCCTCTGAAGCCTGACGCGCCACCGTTCTCTCCCCGCGAGTGGCAGGGAGTCCAGCTGCTCGCTGAGGGGTCGACCGTGAAGGAGATAGCACTCCTCCTTGATGTCGAGCACACCACAGTCCGCAAACTCTTCGCCGCGGCCCGAGAACGAGTCGATGTCAAGACGGACGAGCATCTCGTCGCTGAATGCTATGAGCAGGGTTGGCTCAAGACGCGTGAGCACCAGGCAGAGATCGACGAATGGCCGAAGATCACACCGGCCCAGAAGTGTTATCTGGACGCGTTCGACCGGATGCTGTTAGCCCGAGCCGGCAGCGAAACAGAGCGGCGCAGTCGTTTGGAGATGCGTTACATGCTCGGCGCTATGTGCATCGAGAAAGGGGTCGGGATGCCCGCGTCTACGGGCGCGCCCGAACCTGAGCCCTGGCTCGCTCTCGCTGCTTAGCCAATCCTGTTGGGCCGTGTGGCCGGAGCGCGTTGATAGCGGATCGTATGCCGCCGAGCTAACCGAACTGTCACAACCCTCCCAGAAAGGGTCGGCCCAGCCTTTTTACCTCGTCAACCAAGCTCGCAGCGGTGTAGTGGAACGGCACCACGTCGGCCCCATAAGCCGGAGGACTCAGTTCGACTCTGAGCACCGCAATCCCGAACGACAGCTGATGAGCGCACAGCCAAAAGAGCGCGCTACGCTTGCTGCATGAGCCTTGAGTGGCATCTTCTCGTCAATTCCCAAGGCAAAAGCGCCAGCGAGCTACAAAAGGTCGCCCAAGCCATTCGTGCCCTGCCAGCAGAAGGCGACGGAATGACCGTAGGCGACATAGCCAACGCTGTCCACACGGACACGGGAATGGTCGTAGCCGCCCTGGAAGAGATCGCCGAACAAGACGAACAAAACCTCTCGTAAGCAAAACCAAAGCCCCCGAAAACGCCCTCACCACATTTCCCGGTGTAGCGACTGATCGGTGTTGGTTCGCGTACCCGAGTAAACGATGCGAACCGCCCAGGCGTGCTTTGCCGCTGGTTTGCCGAGTGAGAGCTGGTGAACGGCCAGCAGCCGGAATCAACCGCTACGAAAAACGGCTCAGCTAACTGTCAAGCAGGAGTCGTACACGTTGCCGTGCGACGCAATCCGGTCGGAAACGCCTGCACACAAGCGGTATTGCTGGACATCGTGGCGTTGACGTACGTCGTTGGGACTAAGTAGGCACAAAGTGCGTTGCCCTAGCACCGTGCGTGACACGTACACGATCACAAGCAACCAAGCCAACGACGGTCAGTCGCAAGCACCACTGTCGCGATGTGACGTGACATACATGCTTCGACGTGACATGACAGGGGGTGCGCGCGCAAAGGGTGGATGAGCGCTCCCATTTGAGCCTCCCTCTCACAGGTTTTTGTGGTCTCGCGGGTTTTGGTTGGGTTGTCCTCGTTTTGTGGGCTGAGAAGTGGTTTTCGTGTCTTGTGGGTGGAGTTCCTGGGTCGCCCGGGGTTCGAGTCTCTCGCGGGCTTTGCGACTGGAAAGGAGGTTTCGATGTCTCTGTTCGATGTGTTGGTGACGCAGGGTGACGCTGACTGGAATGTCGGGGCGGTGTCGTCGTCGGTTCCGAAGTCGGGTGTGTTGGTGGAGGGTGTGGAAGCTGCTGATGTGGGTTCTGCGGCGAAGGCTGTGTCGGTTGCGGTGGGTTTGGATATCAATGAGGCGTGGCGGGTGTGGCCGGCTGGGGAAGAGACGTTGGTTGGTTCGCCGTCTACGGCGTCGTAGATGCTTCGTATCGACCGGGATGCGATCGGTCGTCTTCCGGTCGAGCAGCAGGAGCAGGCTCGTGAACTGTTGGCAACGTATGAGGCGGCGCTCAGAGCGAACCCGCTGTTGGGCTACGACCCTCACGACAAGCAGATCCCGTTCCACCAGTCGCGGGAACCGTTGAAGGCGTTCCTGGGTGGGAACCGGTCTGGGAAGACGACTGCGGGGATCTGTGACGACCTGATCCAGGCCGTGGACCGGGACTGTCTACCCGAGCATCTCCTGCCGTTCAAGAAGTGGGATCCACCGTTTCACTGCCGGATCATCGCGCCGGATTTCACGTCGACGATGGAGGGCGTCATCTTCCCGAAGCTCCGGGAATGGACACCTAAGAGCCAGCTTGTTGGTGGGTCGTTCGATCGGGCGTTCGATAAGGCGAACCGGGTGTTGCGATTCGTGAATGGCACCACCTTCGACTTTTTGACGTTCGAGCAGGACCTCGACAAGTTCGGTGGTGCCGCGAAGCACCGGATCCACTATGACGAGGAGCCACCGAAAGACATCCGCAACGAGTCGCTAATGCGCCTCATCGACTACGGCGGCGACGAGCTGTTCACGATGACGCCACTCCAGGGCATGTCGTGGATGTACGACGAGATCTGGGAGCCATGGACCAAGAGCCAGCTCGAGGACGGCACCGTCGTCCTGGTCGACATGGATGACAACCCGCATCTGGACGAGAAGACCAAGAAGCGCGTCCTCAAAGGGTTGAGCGAGGAGGAGCGCCAGGCCCGGAAGTCCGGCCGGTTCGTGCATTTCGCCGGCATGATCTACGACGACTTCTCCCGCAATTTTCATGTGGTTCCCGAAGTCGCGCCCCCCGAATCGGTACCTGAGGGTGCGCAAGTCTATGTAGGGATCGATCCTGGGATGCGATTCATGGCCGCCGTCGTCTGGTGTTATCTGACACCCGACGACACGATGGTGGTGTTTGACGAGCTCGCGCTCGAAGGACACATCGTCGAACAGGTCGCGTCGGCGATCAAGCTCATCAACCAGAAGCACTCCAGGATCATCAACGGCGTCTCTGTGCCGTTGACACCATCGTGGTACGTGATCGACCCTGCCGCGCGGAACGTGAACCATCAGACGGGGCGGTCAGACCAGATGGAGTACACCGACCACGGCATCGTCACCATCCTCGGCCAAAACAGTGTGACCGCGGGGATCAACCGTGTAAAGGAGCGGCTACAGACCCGGCGCCTGTTGGTGACGGCGAACTGTACGAACACGATCGACGAGTTCCGCAAGTACCGGTGGGCCAAGGCCACACGCACCGAAGCGGACCCCAAGGAGAAGCCCGTCAAGAAGGACGATCACCTCCTCGACGCGTTGCGCTACGTCGTAATGAGCCGCCCCTATGCCGCACACACTCGCGAGGACAGTGAGCCGCTCACACCCCTTGAGCGGGCCGCCAGACGCGACCAGCAGGGCCGCAAACGTCGCGGCATACCTAAGACCCCTATGGGAGGAATTTTCGCCTGATGACCGTCCAGCTAGCCAACGATATTCGCCCAGCAGAGCTACCCACCTACTGCTCCGCATGTGGCTGTCAAGACAAATCGAAGCGACACGTCGACTTCGATGCCGAGTGTGATCGCGGATACGGCGCCGACAAGGCCGTGCCGATCTCAATGGACGATCTCATTATCTGCGAAACCTGTCTCCGATCCGCAGCTGTCCTCGTGGACATGATCGACGCCACAGAGCCAGTGGAGAAAATCGCGGTACTCGAAAGGCGGCTCGCTGAGGAGCAGAAACGCGCCGACCAGGCCGCCGCTTATGCAGACCGCATGGAGCAAGCCATAGCCGCCCGACCCGAGCCCGTAAAGGTCTCCAGACCCCGCGGCCGTCCACCCAAGGCCCAAAAGGAGACTGTACCCGTATGAGCGGCATAACCCACCTACGCAACGGCCTCCAAACCGTCGCCGCTGCCGGCACACCCGTCCGGCTCGAAGACGAAGCAGGTAACCCGCCAGGAGCTGTTGTCGGGGTGATACTCCAGGCGCTGGAAACGAACACCGGCACCATCGTCTTCGGTGGTAAAACCGTCGTGGCGAAAGCCGGAACACACGCCGCGCCGGAACGAAAGGGCATCGCTCTCACACCAGGAGCAAGCGCGACCCTCGACATCAACGACCTCGCGGCGATCTGGATCGACGCCACCGTCAGCGGCGACGGTGTGAGCTGGGCGCTCCTCGCCGCATGAGTCCCCACGCCTCCATAGACCAGGTCACGGCCAGCGAGGTCGAAGAGAGCGCAGCTATCGCAAAGGCAAACGCGCTCGTCGCCGCCACTACTTGCACCGTGACGACCACAGCAAACAGTGCAGTTGTGGCCGGCACCAGCACGAACTGGACGAACGCTCTCGTCGGACAGTGGATGCACATCCCTGGGGCAGCTAAAGAAGAAGAGGATCTACTCGCCGAAATCGTATCCGTCAAAAGTACGACCGAACTGACCCTCGCCGCCGAAGCCAAGACCGTAACAACCACAGTCACAGCCACTATCGGCCCCGACCAGTCCCTGGCCTTGATCGAAGGCTGCGAACTCGCCAAGAACTCAAAGCAACGCTTCTACGTGCGCGGCCTAATGCTGATGGTCGCCAAAGCCGTGAATACCTTCGGCGTGCTGGAGGCTCATCCCGAAGCGTCAACGATCGGGTTTGCTGTTAGCGGCCTGCGTTACGCCCGTGAAGGCGGCATCCTGAAATATCGGGTTCGCAGCAAAACGAGCGGGTCACGGGTAGGTACCCAACCGTTTATGTCGTCCCATCTCAGCATCAACGATCTCACGAGTCTCAGTAATTCGACCAGTGGCGAAGACGCGTACGGCAAATATTTCCTGACGAATGTCGAAGCTACGCAGTGTGTGACTAACAAGGTCACCCCGATCACCGCCGGAGTGGTGTACGACTGCACGCTGCTCTTGGGTGGGACACTTCCGCAGGAAATCTTCGTCGAATTTTACAACGCGTCTAACGCATTCGTATCAAACCATCAAGTGCTGCCGTTTGGGGGCTCCTATTCGGCTGAATCGCTCGCCAACTCGCCGGTGAGCGGTGAACCTGTCGAGATTCCCCTCCAGTTCACAGTGCCCGCAGAAGTCACACAGTTCGCGATCACCATCAAGGGGTACACGGGCCGTGCGTTGAAGCTCTACGAAATCAACTTTGCTGCCGATTCGGTTGTGCCGCGTAAGCGTGTGAGGGACATCCCGATCCCTTATCGCGGGTTCTCTTTCCAACAGTTCAACCAGCTGTCGTGGATGTTCGCGAGTGTGATGACCCCCGGGCGCGCCTACAAGCGACTGTCCTTCATCGACTCAACTTTTCACCCTGATGGGTTGCGAATCTTCTTTGGGATCGACGCGGCCTGCTTTTTCTCGGCAGCGTCCGCTGAAGAAGAACGCAAAGGCAAGCCCACCGGTTTCATTCCGGCAGCGCTCGAACGCGCCGAGCAGGTCCTAGCACTCACACAGGCGATGGGTCTCACAGTTGTGCCGGTGTTGATCTGCCCGGTGCGTGGTGGCAGCGGCGACGAACAGATAGTGACGAACCGCGAAATCCTGACCAGCGCTGAAGTCCGCGCCGCCTACATTGAACGGCTCAAGGAATTCGTAGCCCGGTTCGAGCACTATCCCCACATCGCCGGGTGGGACGTCGTCAACGAGGCATCCTACGAGCTAGCCGCGAATCGCTCAGGTACGAAAACCTTCACTCAACAACAGATCGCAGAAACTCTGACAGAACTCTACACAGCGCTGCGCACAGTTACCGCCAAGCCGCTGATCCTGTCCTGTCCCGACGGTGGGTCAGCCCGACACTTGCGCTACCTCCTCTCACAGGACCTCTACGACATCGTTGACCACCACAGCTACGGCGACACGGCAACATGGGACATCCTGACGATGCAGCACCCGTTGATCTCGCTTGAGGTTGGCCCCGCCCCAGGTGAAACCGAAGATCAAAAGTTCGTACAGGGCGTCGCACCGATCCTGACCTCCGGGGCCGCCGTCGTCTCGGCTGCGTGGATGTGGCTCGAAGGTTGGCTCACGGAAACCGGCAAAGACGCCGCGCTGACTGCGAACAAGCATTACATCAGCCTCGCCAAGCGCTACTAGGCGGTTCTCCCTCTCTCCCCGTCGAAAGGGGATCACATGCTGTACCTCGCTGTAGCCCTTGCGGGCCTCGCACTACTACTCGTTCTTTTGCGCGAGCGTGACACACGCCAACTAGAGCGCATACTCGCCGACGTCGCACAGGAACGCCGCAGCCTGCTCGACGAACATCGCACCCAAATCCAAGGCCTCCTAAACGGGCACGCTGAGGAGTCCAAACAGGCATGGGAAGCACTCGAGCGCGCTCTCGCAGCCGCTGCTGAGGAGCGCCAAACCCTTCTCAACCGGATACAGCACCCCGAACGACCCATCGTTCCCATCGTCGAGCGAGAGTCGATAGAGCCACCCAAAGACAGCGCCGAGCTTGCGTATGTAGGCGGAATCGTCCCTGAGGGTGTCATTGTAGGAACGGAGCCCGATGGCGGCGACTGAACCAACTGCCGTCCCCGACCAGGGCGTTGGAGAGCTAGAGAAGCTACTCACCCAAGCCAAAAACGCACGCGCTGGCTTCGAGCCCGTCTGGTATCTGAACGTCTCGTATTACATGGGTCGCCAGTGGGTGTTCTGGAACCGCGGACGCCTCGACCGGCCAGTACTTGAGCCGTGGCGCGTCACGCTTACGGACAACCGGATCATCGGGATCGTCCGCACCGAGCTAGCGAAGATGACCAAGCAGAAGCCAGCATGGCAAGTCGTCCCCGTAACCGCCGAAGACGCCGATCTTGAGGCAAGCAGGGTCGGCGAACAAATCCTCGGCTACCTCTGGCGACACCTGCACATGAGAACCCGACTCATGGACGCGCTCCTTTGGTCCCGCGTAACCGGCGCCGGGTTCTGGAAGGTGTTCTGGGACAGCGCCAAGGGCCAACAGGTCACGATCGCCTGCAACGAAGACGGCGACCCCGTAATGCACGCCGAAACCGGGGCGCCGATGCGCGTCGACGACTTTCCCGACGGTCTCCCCGAAGGCTGTAAGCCGAAGACGATCGCCACGGGCGACGTGAACATCGAAGCGGTCAACCCGTTCGAACTCTATTTCGACCCAGTGGCCCTCGATATCGAGGACGCAGAATGGTGTATCCAGGTCGCTGTCAAGACATCTGAGTGGGTCAAGGCCCACTTCGACGTCGAACTCCAACCAGACACCGATATCGCACCCGGAACAGCAGAGGGCAAGATTTTCTCCACCGGCAGCAGCAGCGCCAACGGTGGCCGTGGCGTCAAGGTCTGCGAGTACTGGGCCAAGCCCTCCAGCAAGCATCCAAACGGACGGCGGGTGGTGTGGGCGAAAAGCAAAATCCTCGTCCAGGAAAACAATCCGTACGGTGATCTGCCGTACATGATGTTCAAGGGCATCCCAGTCCCCGGCCGCCTATATCCAACGTGCATCGTTGAGCAGTTGCGGGAGCCCCAAACCGAGCTGAACAAGATCCGCTCCCAGGTAACAGACAGCGCGCAACGCACCGGCAACCCCGCACTCTTGGCAGCGAAGCAGGCGAACGTCGAGTACGAGGGTGTACCCGGCGAGAGGATCGACTACGACGACACCGTCCCCAACGCCATCCCGTCTTACTTGCAGCCTCCGTCGATGCCCGCCTATGTGTTGCAGCAGCAGGAACGCATCGAACAGGCCATGCAAGACATCTCCGGCCAACACGAGGTCTCCTCCGCTCAGGTACCGGCAGGAGTAACAGCTGCATCCGCGATCAATCTCTTGCAGGAGGCCGACGACACCAGGCTGGGGCCTGCGATCTATGACATGGAGGAAACGCTCGGCATCGCAGGATCACGCCTCCTGAAGCTCGTCGCACAGTATTGGACGGACGAGCGGACCGTCATGATCGCCGGCGAGGACCAGGCTTGGAACACGATGCTTTTCCGTGGCGCGATGTTGAAGGAGAACACACACGCCGAAGTCCAAATGGGCAGCGCGTTCCCCCGGTCAAAGGCCGCGAAGCAAGCCGCGATCCAAGACACCTTGAGTCTTGCCCTCCAATACTCCAAAGATGCACTCAACCCGCGCGATCTCGCAAAGGTACTCCGCGACCTTGAGGCCGGTGGCCTCGAGAAGCTATTCGGTGATCTCACTATCGACGTGGCTCAGGTGAACCGTGAGAACCAGCAGATGGCGCAAGGCCAAAAACTCACGATCAACAGTTACGACAACAACCAAGCCCACATAGACGGCCACACCGAATACCAAAAGAGCGCCGCCTACCAGCAACTCACCCCCGAAGCCCAACAGGGCATCGAAGCGCACGTCGGCGAACACCGCGTCCAACTCATGCGGTCAATGGGACCACAGGCACCACAAGTAACCCCTGCGGAGAGCTTGAACTACAAGGATGCACCGCCCGATATTCAACGCCAGATCGAGGAGCAAGCGGGCCTCACGCCGTCGACCGAAGAGGCGCCAGAACCGGCAGCCGAACCGCCAACGCCTGGCGCCCCGCAGCAGGACGAACCAGAATCAAACAGTGGGCCTCCAGAAGCCCAACCAACACCACAAGCAAGCTAGGAGAACCCACATGGAACCAACGCCGCAGATCGATCCGACGACAGGCCAACCGGCCGTCGAACCCACTAAGCCGCCTACAGCTTCGGGAACACCTTCTCCTGGGCCTGTGACCACCGAGGCAGCCGACCAGATCATCCACGCTGCTCTCGATGCAGCCTCGGAGTCCCAGTCGCCCGTCGCGCCGGTACCATCGGAGGCATCGCCAGAGCAGCAGACAGCCCCGGAGACACCCTCATCCGAGCAGCCACCGAATACGCCTGTCGAGCAGCAGCCCGCGAGCTCTCCGACAGAGCCATCTACGGCTTCTCCGTCCGTGGCGTCAACGGAGAGCGGATCGACCCCCGACATCTCCTCCCAGCCGGCCATCCAGCCCACGGCTACCAGCGGGGCCGGTTCGGAGCCCTCCAACGAGACTCCCATCCCCTCGGCAGACGAGCCAGAGGCAACGGACTCGGCTAGCTCGAGCGCAGCAGCTGAGACTCTCCCGGTCTCGCCAGTACCAGCAGCGGTCATCGAAGGCATCGTCTACCGGGGGCGCACCGACGACGACGTCCTCACCGGCACGTTCTGCCGTGTGATCGCGGGTGAGCACCAGGGCCGCTACGGGGTGTTCACAAACACGGCAACGATCACCCTCGACGGATGGCCAGCCACGGTCATCGTCCGTACGCGCGATGATCGGGACGAGAATCTGACCGTCAACTACGCGGATATTCGTCCCGCAGCGGCTGGGGGTCGATGATGGCCCTCGACATCGCCCTACTGCGCAAGCTCGCGGCCGCTAACGCCGCCAAGGGCAAGCAGCCAGCTAAGGGCGGCGGCAAGGAACCCGTGGCACCACAACCGCCGGAGCCCGAACCGGGCGAGAAGGAACCGTCCAAGGCGGGACCGGCGATGAGTCCGATCGCGATGGCTGCGATGAAGGCCAAGGAAAAGTTCGCAGCCAAATAGAGAACTTCGACCCCTCGTGGGTCTAAGCATCTGCGACACGTTTCACGTTTTACACCGTCGCGGGTGAACATCCCCGCTCACCCGAAGGTGAGCCCAAGTAGCGCCAGGGGCACCAAGCCCACTCCACCCGCCAGGGCAACTCTGTACAGCGGGCGTGGTGAGGGCTGCCACAGCGCAGAAGGAGTAACACAATGGACGAGCCCGTACAGCCCAAGCGGATGACCGCTGCGCTATATAGGGAGCTGCTCGCAGAAGGGCGTGCACCCCGTATAGCCGGAGCGGAGGAACCCGAGGGCCAGGGCGGCGAGCCCACAGGGACACCAACACCGTTGGAGTCCTACCTTCAGTCCGTCCCGGAGGATCAGCGAGCGATCGTTGAGCCTCATCTTCGGGAGCACGAGAAGAACGTAAATGGTCGCCTGCAGGAGGCGGCCGAGTTCCGCAAGACATGGGAGCCATTCAGTCAAGTCGAGGCTCTCAAGTCCTACCAGCCCGAGCAGCTTTCAGAGCTCTTGGCGTGGCACCAGCAGATCGTGTCCAGTCCGGACGCGTTCCAACAGTGGCTCGCACAAGCAGCAAGGGAGGCCGGGCTAACACCCGCAGAGGAGAAGGAGCTGTCCGACCTTGAGGAGGACGGCGAGCTGACGCGGGAGCAGGTCCAGCAGCTCATCCAAGAACAGGCCCAACGGCAGGTCGCACCGCTCCAGGAGCGTTTGGAGCAGTTCGAGTCAGCGCAGTTGCGGTCCGTGGAGGAATCTGCGATCAGTCAAGCCTTCGACCAGATCGAGGCAGCCGAGAAAGTCTCGTTGACCGATGAGCAGAAGGAGACAATCTGCCAACTTGGCATGGCCTTCGTGGCCGATGACAACGGCAAAGAACTCCCAATGGGCGACGCGAGCTGGATCAAAGCGGGATTCGACCGTTACCGACAGATCGTCAGCGAGGCTCAAACAGCCTTCGTCGGCGAGAAGGTCCGCCAACCAAACCCACCGCTAACACCGGGGGGAGCACCGGCGGCCAGCGCACCCAAGACGTTCGACGAGGCTTCCAAGATGGCACTGGGACGGCTGCGTTCACAGTCCTAATCCCTGAAAGGAGCACTGGGCTCTATGAGTACCCAGACACTCGCAACAGCAGACGCCGTCCTGAAGGACTTCTACGAGGGTCCGATCCAGGAGCAGCTGAACCAGCAGACCTACTTGATCGACCAGATCGAGAAGGACACCGAGCAGACCGTCGTCGAAGGACGCCGTGTCATCGTGCCGCTACACAAGGCCCGCAACCGGGGACGCAAATCCACCGGTGACGGCGCAACCCTGCCGACGGCGGGGAAGCAGGGTTACGCGGACGCGATCCTCAACATGCGATACCACTACCAGGGCATCGAGTTGACAGACGCGTCCGTCAAGGCCACCAAAGGCGCTGAGGGAGCGTTTGTCAAACTGCTTCAGGCAGAGACCGAAGGCGTCGCGAAGGACATGCGCAAGGACATGCAACGCCAAGCGTTTGGTGAAGGCAACGGTCTACTCGGCACCTGCGGTGTGACCGCGGGGTCGAAAACGGTCGTGATGGCGACCGCATTCGACTGCCAGTACATCCAGATCGAAGACACCGTCGACATCATCGTGAAGGGCAGCGGTGCGACAAGCACGGGTGCTGTGGCGACAGAAGTGACAGAACGGAATGTTGCGGCGAAAACCATCACTGTCGCGGCGACCATCACGACGGATGAAACGTTCGGCGTGTACGTCTCCGGGAACCGAAACAACGAGATGGACGGCCTGCGGAACATCAGTGCTAAAGGCCGCACCCTCCACTCGATCGACTCGACCGCAGCGGGCAACAAGTACTGGGATGGCAACACCCTCGCCGCCGGCGAATCGCTGGCAAAACTGTCAGTCGCTGGAGAGGACCTGTTCATCCAGCTGTTCGACAAGATCGCCGAGAACGGTCAAGGCGAGGTAGAAGCCTGCCTCACCACCCGCGGTATCCGGCGTCGGCTGGCGAACCAGTACCAGACGCAGAAGCGGATGAACGACGCAAAGGCCGTCGAAATCCACGGTGGCTACACCGCCATCATGGTCGACGAGGTTCCCGTCCTGAAGGACGACGACTGCCCGAAGACGTTCGCGTTCGGGTTCCGCAACAAGGCGCTCCGTTGGTTCGAGCTGGACGCCCCCGGATTCCTCAGGGACCCCGACGGAAACGGCAGCATCTTCCAGCTCAAGAACGCCGGGAGCGGCCAGTCGAGTTCGATCTGGCAGGCCTGGTACAAGTGGTACGCCGCGCTCGGCACGGTCGCCGCTAACCAGACCGGTCGCCTCGAATTCTGTTCAGACGACAACCCGAAGGAATAACACCCCCTCACAGCGCCCCTGAGCCTCGTGCTTGGGGGCGCTGTCCCTCTTTCTATAGCTAGGAGTGCACTCTTATGGCTCTCACGTACGGCGAACCTGTAAGGATCGCGATGGGGAACCGCTGGTTCACCATGACCGATGTCACCCTCGACACGAAATACCCAACCGGCGGCTACGAACTCAACGCCGGGAAGCTCGGCCTCACCGACGAACAACTCGACCGCGCATTCTCGGACGTAGCCATCCCTACCGGGGGCGCCACAGGCTACCCCACCAAAATCACCACCAAAGGCCAGAAGCTTCAGCTCTACGCCCAGCACAAAGCCGAAGGCGAACCCCTCATCGAGGTCGCCAGCGAAACCGATGTCCACACTGTGGTCGTGAAAGTCACGGCGATCGGCCGCTGATGCAACGCGCATCCCTCACCCAAGTCCGAGCCGGCCGCAACGGCAAGCTGATTGAGATCGACGCCGATGTCATGGACATCTGCAACCGCATCCGCGAGATCGATTCGTCGCTCGGCGTGGACTGGAACGAGGACGGCAACTACTTCCGGGTGTACCAGCTCGTGCAAGGAGGCGAGAAGCACGTCGTCACCACCACGCGCGAGCTGACCCCGGAAGTAGTTGAGGAAGTCCGTCGCATCGCGAACCCCGGTTACAACCTAGCGAGCGAACTCGAGCGGCTAGACGACCAAGCCGACAGGGACAACCAGCACGCGTTCCAAGAGAAGGTCGGGGAGGGCGCCGAACGATTGCGGCACGCGATGCGGAAAGACCTCCAACTCCAAGACCGGATCTATCTGCCGCGGAGTGTAGATGCTTGAAACGTTCTCAGACATCGTTGAAGCCGTCCTCCAATACGGCTTCAACGACGGTCCCCAGGTCAACCGGACCCGCATCAAGAACTGGGTCAACGAAGCACAGGTAGACCTAGCACGCCAGGTAGACGCACCCGAGTTCCAGGAAACACAGACGATCGTGATGGTCCTCGGCCAGTACCAGTACACATTGCCAGCAGACTTTCTGCGTGTCCAGGACATCGTGTACGAACTCCTATCGAGCCGTCTCAAACCTGTGGACCAGCAACAGTTCGACCTAACTGCACCCGCGCTCGTCCAGGGTCCCCCGGAGATTTACACGCTGTACCAGAGCCAGTTGTGGGTTTATCCCGGCCCGAACAGCACCGACCCCCTGTTGATGCGCTATCTGCAGCGGCCACCAACCCTAGTCAACGATGGGGATGTGCCGGTCTTGAACCAGGACTATCTACAGCTCATGGTTATGGCGTCACTTGCCGAAGCGTTCGCGGCAGAAGACGACATCGAAGCTTCACAGTTCTGGCAAGGCAAGTACGAAAAGGCCCGCGACGCATACGCATCAGACGTCCAAGACCGCATGGACGACCGGCCCCGGCTGATAAGCGGCACATGGGGCGGCAGCAGCGCACTAGGTAGGTAGTTATGCGGGGCACGCCTTTCATGAGCGAGGGTTTCGTCGGCGGCCTGAACACCATCGATAGTCCCTACACGCTCGAAGAAGACGAGTCGCGAGACTGCCTGAACGTCGTCGCTACTACCAGGGGGGCGATCCGCAAGCGCACCGGGTCGACGCTCCTCACCGGAGCGCCACCAGCTGTCGAATTGCATTCCCTGTTCCCGGCCACCATGGGCGGCACTAAGTGGCTGATCGCTGCAGGGGGAGGAAAGCTCTACTCGATCGCATCAGGCGGCGCGGTCACGCAGATCGGGACAGGATTCAACACGACCGCACGATGGACGATGGTCCAAGCGCCCACAAGCGTGGCGGTAGCCGGCCAAGGCCCCGTCTACATGGTCAACGGGGTTGACGCACCCCAATACTGGACCGGTGCTGGCGAAGTGAAAGCATGGACCGGCAAGAACGACGAAGAACACTACTCGACATCGCCGCACGTCCCAAACGGCCAGTGGATGATCTTCGCCGGAAACCGTATCTGGATGACCGGAGTCGCCGGTGACCCCTCAGCTGTCTGGTTTAGCGACATTGTGAGCACGGGAGAAACGGGTGGGCAGGGCGACCCGAGCTCATGGCCCAAGACGAATGTAGTCAGATTCGACAGCGCAGACGGGTACCCAATCACAGGAATCGGCACCGTCGGACCGTACCTAGTCGTATTCAAGGAGAACAAGACATGGATCGTTAACGATCTACAGACAGGAGCAAACCGCCGGCTCACAGACAATGTCGGGTGCGTCTCCCATCGGAGCATCGTAGAGACAGCGATGGGCACATTCTTCTTGACAGCCGACCAGGGCGTCTATCTGACTGACGGGTCTCATTTGCATGAGATGAGTTACAAGGTGCGTCCCACCGTCCTCGCGATCAACCCGACGGAGCGCCAAAATGCCGCAGGTGAATATTTCAACAATCACTATTACTTGTCATACGCGGCAGGTTCAAGTCCCACAAACAACAGGACGCTCGACTACGATGTGCAGCTAAAGTCGTGGTGGCTACACGACCTTGCAGCTAACGAGTGGGCGATATGGGAGCCCGGTGGCGAAACCAACCTGTACGCGACTCCGGCGGCAGTCTCAAAGGGGATTGTACGAGCATTCGTCCCAAACATTTATACGGACGCTGGTGTCAACTATGCGGGAGCTAACGGGCTGGCTGCCTACTGGTTCGGCCCGTGGCAGGTGTTCTTCATGTTCATCAACCGCCACCGGATCAAGACTCCGCACCTAAAGAAGAGGATACGCCAAATCCATTTCGATGGATCCGGCGAAATCATCCCAATCGTAGCCCGCGACTTCTCCAACGCCGCTGTCCATGAACCGGGAGTAGTAGCGAATGAACCTGAGACTGACCAAACGCTTCCCGTCAACTTTAGTCAAGGTGAAGAGATTTTCGGTAACGAAGACGTAGAACAAAAGTTTGGTGGGGAAACCCTTGAAGGGCAAGAGATGATCTTTGGGGGAGCGTCTGCGACGCGGGACGCCCGCCTCTACAGTCTCGGCGTAGGTAGGGCGTGGAGTGTCGGGTTTGGCAACAACACGAGTGCTCCGTTTGAGGTCGATTCATTTACCCATATGATCCAATTTCGTAAGAGCTGAGGCGCAATGACAGAACTCACATTTCTGACGCCTGAACTAAACCAGCCTGACAAGACCGAGGACCCTAAGATCGCCAATGCGTTGAACGCGGTACGTTCGTGGGCTAACGGGAAAATCGACGACACGAACGTCGCCGCAGCCAACAAGGACGGCCTGGCCACAAAGGCATCTCTCCGTACGTTGGGTACGGGTGCCCAACAGGCAGCAGCTGGCAACGATTCACGCTTCCTCAACGTTCACGCATGGACGAACGCTTCACTCGCAGGGACTTGGTTTACTTCACCGACTGGCGGTCAGGTTGCTGCCTACCGTCTGAGTTCGGATGGCAGTATGGGTGAACTGAAGGGGGAGATGCGCAATCAGGATGGCGCACAGGGCCAAGGTGAGACCATGTTCACCCTACCGGCCGAATTGCATCCTGCGCATACTGTCCGAGTGGCGATCCCTTGGTGGAATGGTAGTAGCCGGGGTTGCGGCACGCTAGAAATTAGAACTAATGGTGAAGTTGTTCTCGAAGAAGGGTCTGCTTTTGGTCGCGCCACGCTCGACGGAATACGGTTCCCGCTCACATGAGTTGGCTTCCCCACATACCCGTAGCTGACGAGGCTGAGGCTACCGAGAATTTCGAGGCTATCGCCAGCCAAATCGTCGTCGGTAAGGGTGCTCCAGAAGGTAAGGTTGGAGCACCAGTCGGTATGATCTACCTCCGCCTAGACGGAGGGACGAGCACGACGCTGTATGTTAAGGAGAAAGCAGCGACACCCACGGACCCGACCGGATGGGTAGCGAAGTAATGGGCGTACCAACCCCCACAGCAGCCCCGACACCGTTCCTTGAAGGTGATCCTCGCAACGGCAAGTATTTCGAAAACCTTGCCGCGCTCGAACACCAGTTGAGCAATAGTCTCGCGGGAGACAAGCAGGATCTCGAAGGTGCCCAGTCAGCTTACAACTACAGTACGGGCGAGCTCGAACGGCAACTCCCGGTGACGCTACAGAACACGAGGAGCACCGCGAACTCGCAGGGACTTCTCGAATCGGGTCAGCTTGCCCAACGAGCAGGGACGGTCGAGTCGAAGTATGCAGCACAACGTGGCAGGTTGACGTCGAACCTGCAAGCGGAGGAAAACAAGGTTCACCAGGCAGAAGCGAGCGCAAACGAAAGCTTCCAACTCGGCCGTGGCAAGGCTGCACAGACCTCTCGCGAAGAAGGCTTGACGGGCCTGGAGAAGGAAAGCCCGAACGAAGCTGCCCCGGCCGCGGTGCCGACTGTTGCACCGGTGGCACCACAAGCGTTGAAGGTTGTCTCTCAGCGTGCCCAGCCGAACAGCAGGGCAGTGCGTAAGCAGGCAGCAAAGAAAGTGGTGGGCTAAACATGGACTCCACAAATCAAGGCATCGCCAGTGCGAACGTGACACCGGGCGGCACCACGGCCCAAGCGTTTGCTGTCAAGCGACTCGAACGTCAACAGCAACTACAGGCCGTTCAACGTCCAGGGCGCGTCCAACCGCCCGTCTCAATACGCGTGAAAAAGGGGGTGTAGTGTGGCGACAGTAGCAATGACGGGTGGCACGCCAGCGCTCCGCCAGGCCGCTGCCCAACGTGCGGTAAAGGGACCAAGGGTGGTGTCTCAGCGTCCTCAGCCGGTGCGTGCCGCGTCAAACGGTCCTCCGAAGCTGCCGCGCTCGAGCGCGCCTGTCCATCAGGCCAAGGCTCCCACTAAACAAGCTCCCAAGACACCGGCAGCGGCTGGTGCGAGACCCGCGACGGCGTTCAACCCTATGGATGGCTTCCTGAACAGTCAACAGCTCGGGAACCTCGCTAACCAGATCACGAAGCAAAACATGAGCACCCAACTCACCCCGTTGCGCCAGCAAGCCAACGAAATTGCCGGGACCGAGAACACGGTCGCCGGCCGATACGGCGGCTATAGCGAAGCGACCGACAAGCTCCTCCAGGGGACTGGCCAGGAATCGGAAAACACGGCGAAGACCTATGAGAACCAGGCCGCCGACGCGGTACTGAAAGCCGGTGAGGCAGTCAACCAGACCGGCCAGACCGCTACCGCTCAGAACGGTGGCTATCTCGACCCGCAGGTCCAAGCGGAGCTCAACGCCGAGGGGAAGCTCTCCGCAGGCGTTGGGGGTGCCCAGAACTCGTTTGCACAGGCGTCTGGCCAGAACGAGCAGAACTTTATGGGGAACCTCCGAGCAGCAGCTACCCAGCGTGCATTGGAAGGCCAAAAGAGCATCGCGACCACGTACGGTGGCGATCTCGCGAAGAACTCGTCCGCCCAACAGGCTCTCATCGCGAAGCAGCCAGCCGACGCCAAGAGTCTCGCGACAGAACTTGGGCAGAAGCAGTTCACCGACTACGCCACGATGCAGGGGTTGGGGATCAAGCAGACGACCGCACAACAGGCCGGTGAAAAGATCAAACTCACCGCCAAACAGAACACCGAACACGATCGGCTCACCGAACGCGGACAAAACATCACAGCTACGAAGAATGCTGCCCAGACCAGGCTCGACGAACAGAAGCTCGCAGAGACGGAACGCCACAACCGGGCGAGTGAGAGCATCAGTGCCGAACGTGCCAGGACCGCTGCAAAGAAGGCTAACGGTGGACTCAGCACACCGCAACAGGACAAAGTGTCCGGTGAAATCGGTACCGCCTACAACATTGTTCAACAGCTGCGGACCGCGAATATCAGCCCGCAAGAAATCCGGAACACACTCACCACCGGTGGTCTCCGCCGCGTCGTCAAGACGACTTCGTCAACCGGCAAGGAAGGCACGAAAGAAGTCACATACAAATATCCCAAGGTCGGTAACCAGACTCTCGTCACTGCTGCCTTCGAACTTTGGGACTATCACAAGGTAAGCGCACAGACCGCCCAGGCGTTGAAGGGGATGGGGGTCGCGGTGCCGGGCGAGTGGACAAACGGGAGCTTCAAGGGCTTCTAAAATGGCCAACCCGCTTCTCACGCTCCCCGGTAATCCATTTGCGGGCGCTCAAAAGGAAGCTGCGAAGAAAGTCGCGCAAGCCAAGGCAAAACTCCCGGTGCCGTACAGTCAGACGAAGGCGGGACAGCGTGCTTTGAAGGGCGCTGAATCGTTGAACCGGACAGGCATAAAGATCGCCGAGGAAGGCGCCCAGAAGACCAGGGAAGCCGGTAACAAGCGTCTCGGGCTCCCGTTGACACATCAGCCAGCGCCGAACCAGAAAGCAACAGTCCTCTCTCCGAGGGAGCGCGTTGCGGCTTACAAACCCGGTCAGGACGCGATCACGCTAGGACACCTTGCTGCGACGATCCTCTCGCCGGCCCCGCAGGGTGCCGCTGTCGCGTCTCCGTTCAATGTCGAGTCGTTCGCCAAGGGTCTCGCGACAGCTGCAAAGAACACGCCTGGCAGCGCACTCCGCACCGTCACCGGCACAGTACCTGGACTTGTTGCTACCGGGAAAGCTGCGGTACACGCGGCCGAGGGCAATCCTAAGGAACTTGAGGCGATGGGCAAGAGCCTTCTCCAGGTCGCCGAGCACCCGTGGACATCGTTCCAGAAGGAACCCGTCCCGGTCGGGCTAATGGCCCTCGGCGCGGAGGGATCAGTCGGACGGTTGGCTGGCGCCGCGATGCGCTCGGGAGCATTGGGAGACAAGGTCGCCGAGGCCGCGTCAATGGACCGTGCACCGCTCCACCTCTACGGCACCAGCAGCTCAGCTGACCAGGTCGACGCCGGCCTACACGACGTAGCGATCCCACGCAAATACAGCCCTGACGTGATCCGCAAGGCCGGCCAGGTCGCCGCGGACACGTTCAAGGAAAAAATCCTCCACCAAGACCCGAACATGGCCACGGGAGAGCAGGCCAACCGGTACCTGTACGGCGGGAGCCTGGTCAGCCAGCACACGTTCAAGCGGGCGCAAGGCTTCTTCAAGCCAGGCCTCGTCGACGAGCAGGCCGCGAAGGGCGAGACACTCAGACGCCTCTATTCGGGGGCAGCTGCTCACACGATGCGCGAGCTCAAGCCCAAGACGGGTGCCGAGGCAGTCCCGCTTGCCGTAGAGGGGATCCTCCGCCGCCCAGAGACCGTCGTTGCGGATCTGACAAAGGAGCATCAGCGTCTTCAGGACACCGCACAGGGCCTCACAGGCAAGGAGTTGCGTCTCAACAAGGCCAACCAACGCCAGATCGATGGGCTTCTCGCTGACAAGAAATTTCTCGCGAACCCTCAACCCGCGTTCCAGGCAGCACGCGAATACGCTGACTGGTCGGCGCCGCTCGAGCAGCGACTCGTCCAGCTCGGTCATCTGGAGCCGGACCAGATCAACGCGAAGCTCGTCCCCTACGCCCTGTCACACATGGGCAAGGACGTGGCCTATAACGAGAATCCCGGCAAGCACCCGTTGGCCCTCGCCGAGAAATCTGCTGGCAAGCAGGTCAAGGCCGCCCAGAAGGCTCTCGAACGGGCCCGCGGCGGCACCAACAAGACGGCTGTCGCTGAGGCACGTTCTCGGCTTGCTGATGCGCGAGGAGCACACCACACAGTCGCAAGCGACCTTCAGGGGTTGAAGGCGGCAGGGTTCATCAAGTCCAACGGCGACATGTACCCCAGGCTCGAGCAAGCAGGCCGCCCGCTCGCCCCCGATGCGATCCGCGCCCACATGAAACAAGAGCTCGTCGATCGCGGCGTTGGCTTCCTGACGCACAAGCAGGATCAGACGTTCGGGAAGGCGCTCGAGTCTTATGCTGGCAAGCGTCCGGGGACAGAGGTCCGGTCAAGAACCGGCGTGTCATTCAAGAACGGCACCTACGACAGGTCCTACCAGGCGCTCAGCCGTCAGGCGTACCGGCATGCGAACGCGATCGCTGGCCACGAGAACCGAGACGAGATGCTCCGCCGGTTCGGCATCGGCCGCTTCCACACGCTCCAGGACGCTGAACGTGCCCTCGACAATTTCGCTCACACCCCCGAAGGCAAGCTGATTACCAAAGCAAACAGTCTTGGTGATCTCACTCCTCACCTGATCGGCCCCGACCGTGTGGTCGCTCAACGCAACGTCGAGACCCGCGCACTCGGGCCGATCCTCCGCGACTTCGGCCTGGCTGAGCACAAGGCGATCAACGAGACTGCAGACGCACCGAAGTACACGCTCCTACCGGAAACGGTTTCAAAGAGGATCGGTGAGCACGACAAGCTCAACCAAGCCACTCAGGGCAAGCGTCTGTTGCAGTGGTACACAAACAAGTGGCGTTCAGCCGCTCTCTTCACGTCGCCGCGATGGTTGTTGGGCAACCCACAAGAGCATGCGATCCGTCTCGCTATGGCCAACGTCAACCCGGCTGCGATCTTCGGAGCCGGGAAGGCGGTCAGGCTAGGGAAAGACATCGTCGACCACTGGCACAGCATCGCTGCCGACCAATCTCGTACAGAGGCAGAGAGGTATGTAGCGCGCGCACACGCCGCCGCCTACTCCGCCGGCACCCATTACGGGTCGATCGCTGTCAATGCAGTCCACCGTGGCGCAGAGGACGCGCCGGCGGCCGACTTCGCCCAAGCGTTGAACGAGACGGGGCCGGTGTCGAAGATCGTTGGTGTGTGGAGCAAGTGGAAGGGCGCAATCGGTCAGGGCATGGCGAAGGTCGAGCAGAACAGCAAGGCGGCCGCGCTTGGCAAGGCGGCGTTGAACGAAACCCACAAGTTCATGGGGGACTGGCAGAAGCTCATCGGCCGTCAAGACACGGCAGTGAAGAAGTTCGCCGAGGGCAAGCTCTCCCCGAACGAGGCGTCGAAGCTCGGGAACGACCAGATGGACATGATGGGCAACTGGTCCCAGCTCCCGCCGGCAGTCCGTAGCGCTGTGCAGACATGGAGCCCGTTCGGCCTGTGGTGGCTCACCAGCATGAAGTTCGTATTTCGCACCCTCCCACGGGATCATCCGATGAAGACAGCCGCCCTCGCGGCGATGGAGGCCGCGACACACACAGCCAGCAGCGAAGCCGAAACACCGTCCTATCTCCAGGGCGGAGTGAAAGCACACCTCCCGATCGTCGGGGACGTCACCCTGACCCCCGAGTATTACTCGCCATTCGGCGTCGGAGTCGACCCCGGCGTCACAGCCGCAGGCCAGGTGCTACCGCAGGTCACGGATCCGTATCTGACGATGCGTGGTGTCGACCCGGTCACGAATGAAGCTCTCAAGAACTCGAGCAAAGAACCACTCGATCCAGGGCACCTCACCGCCCAGGCCCTGTACAGCACGCTCGAGGGACTCGTACCAGGCCTACGCCAAGGTGTCCAGCTGGCACAGGAGGGTGGTCGCCCCGAACCCGGCAGCTTCAACCCCCTAGCCGTGGAACCAGGGAGTCAGCGGGGGATCGAGCAGACACTCGCGAAGATCTTCAGTCCCGTCAAGTACACGGCCGGCAAGCGTGAATCTAAGAGTACCGGCAAGAAGATCAAGCCCGGTTTCGGTGTGCCTGCCGGTCTAGGAAAGGCAGCCGGACTAGGCCAGCCAGCAGGCTTCGGAAAGCCAGCAGGCCCGTGAACATTCCCGCGATCCCAATGGGGACCGGCCAAGCAGTGACCGGCAAGGTGTCGTGGTTCGGTGGCCCAAACGACAGCACCGACAGCGGCCACACCGCCTCAGGGGCAACCACAGCGACGCCGGGGATAGCGGTCTATAACCGTGCGACGCTAGGCGGCTATTGGAAGGTGACGGATACGAAAACGGGCCGGTCTGCGGTGTTGAAGCAGACGGATCTCGGACCAGCACCGTTCACCGGTAGGAAGATCGACGTGACGTATTCGGCGCTCAACCGGTTCGGGTACGGCGAACACAATTTCCCGACGGACAGCACATTCAAGGCCGAATACTTGGGGCACAACCCCGCCACCACCGCACCTGCTACCCCAACAGTGGCGTCGCCGGCGGCGAAGGTCCCGAGCATTCCCGGTGTTCAGCTCGACCAGGCGGCGTTCCAGCAGGCTCAACGCCAATCGCTCGTAGGGAAGCTCATCGCCTCCGGCAGTGGCGGAGAGGCGAACAATCCGCTATTCACGAGCGGCCTCGTTTCCACAAAGGCACCGGACCCAAGCGAATACACCAAGACCGCTCCTGCCGCACCGAAGGTCCCCTCGGCCGCTGCACCTTCGACAGGTGGCGGGAGTGGACCCGGTGCTGGTGCTGTTGCGTTCGCTACCGAACGTCTCGGCCACTACAAGGAGAGCGAAGGCCAAAACCTGGGGCCCGAACTCGACACGCTCGAGCAACGCTTCGGCGACAAGGGCGAGCCGTGGTGTGCGATGTTCGCAACAGTCTCCGCCTCTCATGGTGGAGCGTCGATGGCCGTCCGGACCGCGTCTGTCGCTGACATCAACAAGTGGGCATCCGAAGGCACACACGGCTATATGCACGGCCTGTTGCCAGCGTCGAAGGCGCGCCCGGGGGATTTGTTGACGTTCGGGGATCAGCACGTCGCCCTAGTCAAGGAAGTCACGCCGCAAGGGATCGTGACGATCGAGGGCAACGCAGACGGCAGCGGCGGAGTCACCCAGCTACACCACACGTTCAATGAAGGGCAGATCGCTCGCCCCTACTACAAGGGCCGCTGAGATGACACGGTTTCTGAGCGAGAAGGTCGACCTTGATGTCGAGAAGGCCGTCACCGCCATCGCCGCTTACCGGACACTTCCCGAAGCCGTCGACTATCTCGCCAGCGAGGGAATCACCACGACCGAGTCCAAGCTCAAAGTGTGGCGCGACACGATGTACGCCGACCGTGTCCGCAAGCGTCGCGAACAGATCGCCCCACTGATCGAGGAGAAGCTCGCCTCAGACCTACTCGGGAACGCGACCCTCGCGTCGGATGTGACCGCGCTAGCGATCCAGAAGACACGAGAGATGCTCGAAGACGGCAAGATCGCCGATCCGTCCCGTGTGGCCCGAGACCTCTCCCAAGTCGGTACCCAGGCAGTAGACAAGCGTCTCGCGCTTCAAGGCCGACCCACCCAGATCACCGAGCATCGTGACGTTTCAGAGATTATTCGGGCGCTCGAAGGGATGAAAGTCGTCGTGTCGTCTGTCGATTCGACCGCGATCGAGGAGACCGTTGGCTGATGGCCGATCCGCAGACGGCAGAGCAACGCGAGTCGAAGGCCGTCCAGTTGGCCGAAGCCCGTGGGCGTCGTCAACAGGAAGTCGACGGCCGCCTGGACGAGCATGATCGTCGGTTCGCTCGGATCAACGGTTCGATCGAGCGGTCTGCGCGAGCACAGGAGGGCACGAACCGCGAGCTTGGCGCTCTCAAGAAAGGCTTGGAGGACGTGGTCACCAAGCTCGAGACTGGCGAGGCTGTATCTGCTGCCCTAGCTAAAGCAGCGGTGTCTCGCCGCGAGTTCTGGCTAGGAGTTGCCACGATCGCCGCGGCGCTAGGCGGAGCCCTACTCGGAGGAGGACACGTCTAATGAACCGTCACCTGTTCTACACGGTTGGGCTTGTGGTCCTGCTGCTCGCGCTTAGTGCAAATACCTGGTTGGGGCTCAACAACCGCTCGAAAGTCGAAACGGTCGTAAGTCACTTGTCGCAAACGACAAAGGAAAGCGCTGTGCAGCGCGTCAAGACCGTCGAACAACGTTGTGGGCTAACACATCTCTTGATCGGTGTCCTCGAAAGGGACGATCCCAAGCGTCTACCCGCATTCAGGACGAGCTACGTGGAATGTGAGACGCAGCTCGTGAAGGTCCGCAAGATAGCCGCGCACGCCTGAACTTTCCGCGCCCGTTCTGGCGCTTCATAAGTCGTAACCGACCCTCTCGAAAGGAGGACCGTTCCATGCCTGTCAACCGTCTGGTGGCACTCGCCACCCCCCTCTTCGCTGCGCTGACCGCAGTCATCACCGCTCTCGTTCGCAAGCATTGCCCCGGTCTACCCGTCCCGTCCACCACCGAACTGACCGGACTCGAGCTAACAGGCGCCGCCGCCGCGTCCGCCGCCGCGCTGAAGTGGCTGCATGGCCACCAGAAGTGGGAGGCCCGCGTTGAAGACGCTGAGCACCTGGCAACCCATATCGCCGCACAGGCCCAGTCGATCGACCCGGCATACACCAAGCAGATCCACGACTACGTACAGGGCGAACTCGCGTCGCTCGAGGCGAAGCTGACTACTGGCGTATCGGATGCTGAGGAGTTCGCAAACCAGCCCCCCGTGACGGCAGCGGAGTCGCCGCGTCCGGAAAGCGCCGCCAAGCCAGATGCACCGGCAACGGTGCCAGTGCAGGCAGTCGTCCAACCGATGCCCGCAGCGCAGCCAGTCGCAGGTGCTCAGGCTGTCCCTGCGCCACAGGGAGCGTGAGCGATGCATATCAGCGAGAAAGGGCTACACCTCATAGAGCAGTTCGAGGGGTTCGTCAGCCGTCCCTATTGGGATGCGTACGGCAAAGTCTGGACGCGCGGCTATGGCGAAACAGAAGGGATCCACGCCGGCTCGCCAGCTATCTCCCAGGCTGAGGCGCAGGCGAGGCTCAAGCAGCTCGTAGAGGAGCGGTATGAGCCAGCGCTACGTGAGATCCCAGGTCTCGACGAGAACCAGAACGCGTGGGATGGCATCTGCTCATTCGTCTGGAACGTCGGGACAGGTGCGATCGCAGCCAGCACAGCAGTGGGTGACGCGCTCCGCGCGCACGACCTCCACAGGGCGGCCGACGCGATGCTCCAGTGGGTCCACGCCGGAGGCGTCGTCCTACAGGGCCTTGTGACGCGTCGACATGCCGAGATCGCGCTGATGCTCACCAAAGAGACCAACCCACTGGCGGTGCTCGAGCCTCGCGAGCACGAGGAAGTCGACCGGTACGACACGCTCCTCAAACACCCGCACCTCCACGAGCACGGGTTGAAGGTCGTGCGTGCTCGTTTGGTCACGCTCCGAAAGGCCATCTGGCGGGCGGCCGACGGGGACATCAAGGCTGGCAAGAACGCGAACGACGCGTGGAGCGTGCTTCATCGTCGCGAGCGGTATCAGATCCTGCTGTCCCGGACGCGATGATCTCCGGACTCATCCATCCGCTGTGGCTGTACAGGATCATCGACTGGCCAATGAACACGGGCCCGAACGGGGGCTACAACTTCTGGTCTGGGATCGGTTCGGGCAGTCCGCTGCTCGGTGCATTCGCGGCGTGGTGGCATCACAACAACTGCACCGAGCCGCGATGCTGGCGCAAGGGCCACAAGGATCCAGGGCACGGTCATCCGGTCTGCAGGAAGCACCAGGACAAGCTCCCGGCATAGCTCGCCCGTCCCGGTGGGACGGAAGACGCCACCGCTGAGCGTGGCGTGACCCTGGCCGCGTTGCACGCGAGCCTCAACGAGATAAGAGGCCAATTGGTATCCGTCATCTACGCCTGGCGTTGGCCGCGACTGCGACTGCGCTCACCCTCGTTCCGCCGGCCCTGGGCCGGCCTGGGATTCGCCATGACAAGAGCCCGTACACCGGCTATGTAGTCGAAGGACGCACCAGCACGTTCGGCTACCTCACCGGTGACAGCGAAGGCCCCACGGCTTACCGGTGCAGCCCAGAAGGTTGCGCAACTCGAAGGCCCTGCATCGCGATCCGCAACGATCTCACGCTCGGCCACTATTTCGAGGTCACGATCCTCGGCCACCATGCCCGGCTGATCCAGTGCGACTGGGGGCCAGCCGAATGGACAGGCCGCGCGATCGACGTCACTGGCCTCGGAGACCAGGCACTCGACTTCTCGCCGGGCGGCTTCCCTACGGGCGCCTGGGGAGTCGCGCGCGAGCTTAGGTAGCCTCAAACATCGCCAGAGGACGGCACTTACGCCCCTGACCCCTCCGTGGGTTGGGGGCGCTTCGTCGTTCCGGGGGCGCCAAAGCCCTCATTCTGTCCGCCTGACGGTCCTATAGGCTTGCCGGAACGGCGTATTTATAGGCTTTCGCGAGGGGTCTGTAGCGTTTTGTTAGCGAGAATGTGGCGTTTTGTGCTCTTGAAGGGCACTCTACCATAGAGACTAGAGCAAGATGCTATCTAGATCTGTATTCTGCGCGAGCATCAGAGTGCCGGATAAGGAAGTTCGGTATGAGCGTTGCAGGAAGCTAGAGAGAGACTACGAACTGAGACGGGAGCCCGGGACTCGTGAGCGAGAGAGAAATCGGCACGTGTCAGCGCGTTCGCGTACGCGACGGAAGGCTAGGCCATGAGCGACGATAATCGATCAAGGGTGCCCACCGCAACTAGCGAGGAGAGCGCCGACTTGGGACGGGTATCGGTTTCCGCGCGGGGCGAGCAGTGCGTTCTGTCCGATGCGGCGGCATGGCTGGAGGACGGGGTCTTTGTTATCCGTAGCACCGAGTTCGATGTGATGGCCGAGGATGAGGATTTCAAAGAGGCCCTCGACCTGTTCGCGAACCGCATATTCGACTATGCCGATATGTTGGGGACACTCGTTTCTGATAATCGTGCGACTCCCGCCGAGCGCGAGACACTTGCTGACCTGTCCTCCCGAGTGATACCGTGGATGACCGCAGTCGAACGAGCAAGCAACAGACTTCATTTCCGTCTACCAAGACTTAGAAATACACGCACAGGACATTGGCAACACCGCGCGACTCAAGCAAGCGGCTCTTCGCGGCTGTCCGTGGCCTAGCAGGAGACCCCCTCAGAAAAGTCACGCACGGCGAGCTCTTCCGTATAGAGGTCATGTCGGTCGACGGTCACCAGTACGCAGCGACAGTCCAGGTAGATACGCACCGAAAGGTACCGAGCAAGGCGGCGATGAACGATCTTGCTGACCGCTGGCGTCTTCCCAGGGACACGATCGAGAGCGTCCTCGAGAGTTGGACGGGCGATCAGCTCAAGGCCCACCTGTCGGCCCTTACCCACGAGGAGCTGTGCTGTCGCGATCCGGTCGTGACTGAGGACGCGGAAGCGTCGTGAGCCGCTGACTGTAGGGGTAGACTCCCTCGCGGTAGAGGCTGCTCCCATACGCGGTGCCCAAGCGGACACTTGGCGTACCATCCCCTCCGTTTGCTTCGGCGGCGGAGATGCGATAGCCCCTCGATCTTCGGGTCGGGGGGCTATTTGCGTTAAGGGCCAGCTAGGAGGGGCCGGCGAGCACAGACATCTATGGGGATGAATGGAACTACCGGCCCCTCCGACCTGACAACCAGGATCCGGATGGGCGGCGGTGAGCATACAGGACTTTGGTCCCAGGCGTGTGGCCCCTGGACTCAGATCCCAGGACCAGGCATGTTTCTCATCAAATGCCACCGCTCGATAAGCCGGACCCCAAGCTCGCTGACGCGATCCGCACGTTAAGAGCCACCAAGGGTGCGACCCAGGAGGATGTCGCCCATGCCGCCGGACTGACCAGCAGCTCTTATTCGAGGATCGAGCGGGGCTTGACGAACCCGGCGTGGACGACGGTGCAGCGGATCGCCAGCGCGCTCGACGTCACACAGGCAGAGTTGGCCGCCGCGGCAGAACGCCAAACTTGATTGGCGCCACGATCTCTTTCGACTACTACGCGATCATCCGCGATGCAGCTGGCGCAGCGGGGTGAGAATGAGTCCGCTCGGCGCCTGCAGATCGTCATCGGTCGGTTCGGAGTCGACGAGGGGCATCAGCTTCTCGGCGCCCGCTTCCGCGCCGTCACGGTGTCCCCGCCGGTACGCCTCATTGACCGCTTTGTTGTGCAGCTCCCACAGCATGAACTCAGCTACGTAGACGACGACCAGCAAGGTCGCCTGCGCTTCGACCCCGGACACGATGTGTGGCACGGCCAGGATGGGAAGCACGAGCTGCACGAGCCCCACGAGGATTTGTTGATGTAGACGCATAAGTTCGGATGGTACAGCCGTTGACCGGTTTACGAGGGAACGGCCAGGTCAGCGTGCTTCTCCAGCCAGCGCTCAAGCTCGGGCGTCATCTCCCACGTCAGTCATTATTTCCCCCTTTGGCTGTCGCATGGGTGCATCCGAGCTGTTGGCACTGTTCGCGGGCAGTCTCCAAGATCACGCGTGGGCTGCTTGTCCCGAACCGGCGCTGTAGTGTCGGATGAGAGGGCATCTCGCCCGGCATTTGGGAACGCCATTCTTTGCAGGTGGGGATGCGCTGTTCGCGGTGATACCACGCGCATAAGGCGCGCACGATTTCTTCGGTAGACCAAATGATGGGCCGGTCGTAGGTGGGGGTCAGGCCGGCAGCCAGGAGAGCCTTATTCCAGCTCCCATAGAGTTTGACCGCTGTTCCTTGGGACGGGAGCGAGTGATTCCGGTTACTGTCGCGGTTGCGCGGTACCTTCCCGTGCCGTGCGTAGTAGCGCTTGATTGCGTCCACGACCATCGCGTGCGACCATCCCTCCGTCGTCACTGACGCGCGGGAGTGCCGCTTCACAAGGGCATATCCGTAGCTGTGAGGGACGCCCGTTAATACCTCTATATCGACATACGTGTGGCCCGCCTTGCGTAGTTCGCGGACATGTTGTACCTGTTGGTCTGTGTACTTGGCGCATTGGTGATTAGCACCGCGTGGGGCGATTCGTGGGCTAACGCCCTGACGGGCAGCGTTGAGGACTCGCCGCCCATACGGGTCAGCCTCAAGTTCCGCGAGCTGTAGGTCCTCCTCGCCAACCATCGCGTTCTGGTCGGCCAAGGCTTCGAGCGAGTCTCCACGTCCTTTGTGCTCACGATCCCCATCTACGATCGCGTCCAGGGAGACAATGCCCTGTCTCTGGCGCCGTTCTCGCGCTTTCAGCGCCTTGAAGCGCGCTGTACCCTTGAGGTAGCCGCCGATCGGTCCGTCCTCGAGCTGGTCGGCCTTCCCAGCGACCGTGATCCACGCGTCAGATAGGGCGTCCTCGGCTTCCTCCCGGGTGTAGCCCATGCGGCGAATGTCGGCCACTAACCCCTCGAACTGGCCTGGGGCCAGCGATAGATCCCGGATGCTCATGCGTGCCTCCTTGATCGGTGGAGGACAAACGCTACGCCCGGCGGTGGACGCACGACCATGTAGCTGCTGACGCTCTTGATCGGCTCGGGCGGCTGTCCGTTACGGTGATGTAGTCGGACACCCCACACAAAACGTGCATGTGAGCAGGGATTTTGAGCGAATACGCCGTGCAAGAGGGGTCGCAAAAGCAATGATTTCTCTCTCAATTGCGGGATCTCCTCACCACGGCGGTCTGCTGGTGCGCTAGACCTTGATCCCACATGAGCGAACGAACCAACACCCCGGTGGACGCACCGAAAGCTCTACAAGCGCACGACGGCGGTCGTACCGACGAGGCGAAGCGATGGGACGCCGACGCTGAGGCCGAAGTCGGGGCGTTTATTGCCCGGTTCCTCGCTGAGCATCCGGCTCCTCCGGGGTCGGCTGTTGCTCACGACCTCCGGTTGTGGGGAGATGCTCTTGAGCGGCGCCCAAGCTCGCCAGGCGGCTCTGGCAGCGGCGCGTCACTTGCGCGCCGTGGCGTAGCGTCGCTCTGGGCCGTTTTGTCGTCCACTAGCTCTTCGACGAGCGAGCGTAGGAAGCTCTGGATAGCAGGGTCACGAAGTATCGCTTGAACCTCTGCCACCTCGTCGGTACTAAGACGTTCACCGCCGAGATATCGCTGGAGCAACTCCCGATCGAGCTTCTCGGCCGGAAAAGATGTGTTCCTAACAGGGGGCTCGTCCAGTTCAAACTCTTGCCCAATCGCAGTCGCGTCGTCTTTGCGGCGACGCTCCCAGTCTGGATCCACCCAGAGCTCGAGCATCTCTATTGCGTGTCTCTCGTTCTCGGCATCCGCGAGGATCTCCCAGGCCACTTGCCCGTCGAGAGCCATCGTCAACAAGCCAGGGTGTACAGCGGTTGGCGGGTCACTTGCGCGGGATTGCGTAGCTCGCTCCTCGTCGCGATAGAAACCAATGATCGGGACCTTCTTGCCGAGTTCTCGGCGCGCCTCGGGGTTGCGCAGAACCGCGTCGATCAGTTCCTCCATCTCGCCTGTTTCGAGATCTTCGCCTGATGCAAGTCTCTGCGCAGCAAGCTCGACGCGCTTCGGCTTGGGTCGATAGGTCGCAAGCAGACGCTCTAGGCGAGCGTTTAGCTCCACTTGACTATGCCGCAGTGCCCCTTCACGCTCTGACAAGTACGCTAGTCGCTCAAGGGCCTCATTGTGGCGGTCATGGAGAGCGGCGGCTTCAACGCGGGTCCTCTCCAGGTCAGCCTCCGTCATAGAGCGCGCGCGGCGCAGATCGTTCATGGCGACCTCAATGTCGGGGACCGCCTCCTCGAGGACTAGGGCGGCGCCAGTCCAGCCGCCGACGAGAAACCACTCAGGGGTGTCGGTAATGGCGGCGACTCGTGAAGCCCAGTCGTAGACAGAACCCTTGACCCCGAGATCGTCATTCTCAAGTCGCCTAATGGTGGCCGCACTGACGGAGACTTCCGGGAATGCCACCGCAAGGCTTGAGGCCAATTGCCCTTGGCTAAGGCCGGCGTAGGCGCGCGCTGTCCGTACGCGCTGACCAAAGCCGCGCCTCGCCGAACCGATCTCGGGCGCGCTATCCACAGGAAATATCGTAGCGAGTCAGACCAGATCGTGACAACTTCTCTCCAGGCCGCGTGCCTTTTGTGCTCAAAATGAGGCTAGTAGCGAGGCTATTTGCCAACAATTTGAGCGCATAACATTGCCGCACTCTAGTCTTTCTGCTATCTTCGCGGTCATGCCTGCCCTAGCCACCGTGCCTCCAACGCCGCTACTCCTCCGTGAGAAGCGTCGCGATCTGGGGCTGAATATTGCGGAGGCGGCAGAGGAGGCCGGCGTCTCTAGGGGCACTTGGGCTGCCTGTGAGGCCGGAGTCAGTACCCCCCACCCGAAAACGGCCAAGGCCATATGCGACCTGCTGGGTTTGGTGCCTTCGCAGGTTTGGCCAGTAGTCACCTCAGGCGAGGGAGGCCATCGCTAGATGACCCGAATGTCCACCACCACCTTGAGACGGCGGCCCGGATGTCGCTGTCGCCCTATCAACGCCGAGTGCACGCGGATGACAGTGCCGAGGGGCGTCGGTCTGGATGTTTCGGATCGACTGGCGACAAAAAAACGCCCCCGGCACCTGTTTGGCGACTGGACCGGGAGCGTAACCGGACAAAGGGGAACCCCCAATGCCTGTACTTCAGGATACACCAACCAATGGCTGTCTACGAGCAGCGCCGACACCTAGCGGGCTAAAGCGCACGATCACGCTGCCAGCCGTCATCCGCAAGGGCCTGTACGAAGATACGTTGCTCGACCTGGGCGGCTTCGCCGAGGACTTGTCGAATCTCTGCGACTCGATCTACTCGCCCAAGCACGCCATCGAGCTTGCCGGGGCCATCGGCAATTTTGATTCGTTTCGGCGAGTCCTCGACGCACTTGATTGGAAACCGGACGGTGGAGAGATCGAGGTCGAAGTCACCGATGATCTACGCGACGCGATGCACAACAATTTGCGTCACGAGATTCAGTCCGTCGAAGGCGCGCAAGAGGATTTGGACAAAGTTCCTACGGAGCTTAGTCGCAAGCGTCACCTTCACAAGAAACAGGCCATCCTTGTGCAAGTCAAGGAAGTGTGCGAGCAGATCGCTTTCCCGACTGTCGTGCTCGATGCGCAACAGCGTGAGCACCTGCACGACTACCTGACGCGCCGGTACGTCATGGAGGGTGAATCTATGGAAAGGCAAGAGACGACGGTTGCCGAGGTAAACACCACCGGCACGCGCCTAGCGGTCCTCGCGGCACTCGTCGAGCTGGCCGAAGGGGTACGCAAGAGTCTCGCCGGCATCGACCTTGACTCGCTCGACTGGCTTCTCGCCGCGCTGGAAAAGGAAACAGCCGAGGTACTTGACGATGACAGGGACCAAATAGAGAAGGTCAAGACCGGCAACGCCGACTATCGGGTTGAGGGCATGAGCGTCGAGGACATGCTTGCCCAATGCGAGGGAATTCTCGCCAAAGACGAAGGCGGTCTAGCGTTCGTTCGGTGGATGCGCGAGCAGGTCAAGGAGGCACGATGACAACCCACGCGCCCATAGTGATCGACCTAGACGAGAAGCCGTATCGCAGCATCCTGTTTGAAGGGCTGTTGCGCCAGTACGAGACGATGACCGAAGAGCAATCGTTCAAAGATGGTAAACCCGAGGCGCCGGCACTCTGGCGGATCATCGGTGCGCCCGACCGCAAGGAGATAATGGCGAAGTGGCAGGAGCACGTTCGCCGTGCGAGCCTCCTGTGTGCGGGCATGGAAGAGTTGGCAGACCCGGAGTGCGACACCTTCACATGGCTGTTCGGGAACGCCGAGCTGATAGAGACAGTTCGACAGGCGCGCGGTGGCATTACTGAGTGGGTTGGCGAAGCTCCGTTGGATCGGTGGAGCGAATTGGCGGATGTGCTTACAACAGCCGACGCGATGCTCGCGGAGTACGACAAATTCGATCCTGCTACCGAAGGGCAGCCGGACCCCCCAATGGCTCCCGAGGATGAGACGTGGACGCCACCCGAGGACGAGCCTGAGCCTACCGTGACGGTCGAGCGGGAGACGATCGTCAAGGGGAACGGCGCTGTGAAGCTACCGCAAGAGGACATCGCCGCGATCACGCGCACGCTCGACTCGCACATGATCGGTGAATTCGCGTTTGGCAGCTCCGACAGTTACGAGCTAACGCGAATGCTCGGCATCGAGGACGGCACACACGAACCCGATGGTGCAAAGTTCCGCCAAGTCGGCGACAAGCTGGCGCTCATCGGTCGCGTATTCGAGACGATGGCAAACAGGGAATACCCGTTTGACGACGAGGCGCAAGCACTACTGGCCGTCCTTTTGAAAGAGGCCGAATATGACGCGGAGACAGCCGATAACGAGCAGGACAAGGCAATCAACACAGGCCGAGCCGAGATTATGAAGCTCGTCGTCGAAACGGTCACTCGCGTCGGCTCAGAAGCCACCGCCAAGGCACAACCCGAGCCCGAGCGATATCTGTCGGTCGAGTATCAAGCGGCGGTGCTCAGGACGCTCGAAAGCTACATGCTCGGATTGAATCTCGACGAAAACATGGAGGCAAACCTCGGCATTGACGAAAAACTGAATGCCGACGCGCTGGATTCCTACGGTGGACGCTTCTCTCTGTATGCCCGCGTGCTGCGCGCGCTCGAACGGCGCCAATACCCCGAGGACGAGCAGGCGCTCGCGCTCTTGGGTGAACTGGTTGACGACGCCGCCCACGATGTGCAGACCGCAATGGACGCCACGGACAGTCTGTTGTGCTCGGCACGCCGCGAGTTTGTGTCGATCCTCTACACGGGAATTAGGGGAAAGCTGGGGCTACCAAAGGACGGGGCGAGGGAGGGGCGCGCATGAGGGGGCGCCGCCAAAAGTTCGCGAGCCGGCGCCGCAAATTCAGGTGTAAGTGGTGCGGCGCCGAATCTGTCCCGAAAGAGGGCATGGAGTGGCGGGAAGTGCCGATCGGAGCGACGATCTATCTGCCGCCACCACCACCGGAGCCTTACCATCCCGACGCGGCGGTCAAGGCGTTTCTCGACGCCGAGGGGTCGGCGACCGTGCGGCGAGCTGTGCGCCACGCGAAAATCGAGACGGTGGAGCAGATCGAGGCGATGAGCGACGAGCAACTTCTCGCTCACGAGGGCATCGGTCAGTGCACGCTTGAGCTCCTACGCGAACTGGCAGATGCGCAAAACCTATGCCCTCCTGGGGCGGTGGTGAGATGACTGTCCTGCAAGGACTTGGACTGCTGTCTGCCAGCGCTGGCTTTATCTCTTCGCTCCTGCTGCTCGTTGGGGCGTTTGTTGGGGTCGTGCGCACGTTCCGTCCAGACGCGAGGAGGGGATCATGAGGTACGACATCGCCATCCCGGAGGTCGGCCTCGCGTTGGCAGAGATCGTCGCGCTCAAACTCCAGCGCGAGAGCCCGTCGGCGCCGGCGCTATCCGCTGCCGATGTGCTCTCGCGCGAGCGTCCGAATTCACTGCGGGCTCGAGCGCTCGAGCGGGCGCTCTGCGACCTTGCCAAAGCGCACGGCTGGGTCGACCTGCCTCTCAGTCACCAAGAGCTGCTCGTCGCCGCCAAGGAACTAGCGCGCGTGACCTGCGAAGAACTTGCCGACGCACAGAGTCGCCTTGACGGCGCTGCAGAACTAGAGAGCAGGGCACTCCAGCGCCGCGCCGAAGGCGCCACATTGCTCCTGATGGAGTTCCGCGGCGATAATCCAGTCATCAGGCGGGCGGCATGACGGGGGCGCCGTACGCGATACGACTGAGCACCATCGGCAGCCGCGACATGGAGGTTCGTGTCGAGGACAGTGCCCTCGCCGAGGCCAACGTCGGCGGCAAGACCGTCTGGTTCGATTTCCACGGCAAACTGTTGGCAGTCACGTTTACGCGTGGCGAGGCGGCATGGCTGGCGCGGCAGCTTGAGCATTCGGAGATGGCGTAAATGGCGTGGGGAAGGCTGGATGATCGTTACGACGATCATCCGAAGATCAGGGCCGCGCTGCGTCGTAACCCGCTTGCAGCAGCGCTACACGCACAGGCGATCGCGTATTGCGCCAGGCACGAGAGTGACGGCCTCGTCGACCCGTTGTGGATCGAGGAGCGGGCGCCCACGTTGGCGAAGCGGAGGAAGGTTCTAGAGGTGCTGGAGGAGCTGGTTCTCTTTGACCGTCTGGTGGCAGGTTCGAACGTTTTTTTGACGGATTCCAAACGTTTTTCGGTTGAACTCGGCCCGTTTTCGATCGATCGCCATCTCGTTCACGACTTTCTTGACTTCCACCCGTCGAGCGCACAACTACAAGCCCGGCGTGAGAAGGATGCACGTCGAAAGGCTGAAGAACGGGGCGAAACAGAAGATGTCCAACATGGACAGGACACGGACACCAGAGGGACACCGCAGTCTGTCCATGATGTGTCCTCGCGGACCCTCACGCGTACGGGCGCGCCTGCGCCCGCGGGCCTGGGATGGGCTGGGTTAAAAGAAGAGAGAGATAACTCCCAAGGAAAAGACAAAGTTGACGCGGGCGCGCGCAGGAGCAAACCCGTCGATCCCGATTCGCTCCCAGCCGACTTTCCGACCAACCTCGTTGCCGTCGCCGACCAGGCGCTTGTCAGGCTGTTGCGTCTACAGTCCGAACGTGGCGGCAATGTGCCGACTCGGCGAGGTGTTGGGCTGGCGATCGCCGCTTGGCCAGATCGCGACCATTTGCGTGTCGTAGGCGAGCTGGAGCATTGGGCGACGGCTGGTGCGGGTGCCCGCAGGGACATTCGCGATTGGGCGACGACGCTGCGCAACTTCTTGGAGAAAAACGTCCCGAGCGCGCCGTCTCGCGTCCCGAAACTTTCTGGTGCTGGTACAGATGCGCTGCGCAGTAGCCGAGAGGCCGAAGAGCAAATCGAGCGCCGCGTAGCGGCAGAAAACGAGAGTGCCGCATGAACACCTTCACACCCCCCCAGGACATCGAGGCGGAGGAAGCCGTGCTCGGCTCGGTGTTGTTGTCCAACGTGTCGCTGCCGAAGCTGATCGTCGATGTTGGGCTGACTGATTCGGCGTTTTACCGCGACGTTCACGGCCGAATCTGGAACGGAATGGTGGCGTTGGCGATGAGTGGCGACACTGTTGACGAGGTGACGTTGCGCGGCCAGCTCGAATCGGCTGGACTGGCGAAGGAGGAAGTGGCCAAGATCGACGTTCTGCCGGCTGCTGCCCGGAGCGCTGGTGCTGTCCTGACGTACGCTCGGCGTGTGATGGACCTCGCGGAGTGGCGGCAGATCCTGATGGCCAGCGTCGAGTTGCAAGTCGCTGTCGCCGAGCAGGACAGCGGTAGGCGCCACGAGGCTGAGCGCATGTTGACCAACGCGCGGCGCCGTCAAAGCGACACGTACACCCCGGAGGCACTTCGAGACGAGGTGTGGCGTCATTTGCAAGGTCACGCAGTGCCGAGCTGGGCGACGCCGTGGCCTTCTCTGAACGACGCGTTGGGCGGTGGACTGCGTGCCGGTGAGGTCACGCTGCTCGGCGGCTACACCAGCATGGGCAAGTCCGTCGTGACCGACCAGTTGTTGAGATGGTGCGCGGACAAGGGCGCGAAAACACACGCCTACATCAACGAGATGGCCCCGATAGTCAGGGCGCTGCGGGTGCTCTCGTCGACGAGTGGTGTTCCCCAGGCGAAGCTTGTCCAGCCCGCAAAGCTGGAAAGTGAGGACCACGCCAAGATCGCCAAGCATCTCGGGCATGGTCTTCCGTTCGGGATCACCCAGGTCGGTGATTGGTCTGCTGACGATATTGCTCGCGACATCCGGTTCCGGGGCTGGGACGTATGCGCCCTCGATCTTGTTCACAGGTTGGCTTTCAGCGACGAGCGGGACCTGGCACGGATCTCAACGACGCTGAACGCTGCCGCGCAGATGTCAGGCGCGCACCTGATCGCGGTCGTGCACCTGAACCAAGGCAGAGCGGTCGGGTCTCTCCTGCCACCACCGGTGCTGCGCGATATTCGAGGCAGCGGGATGCTCGCCAACGACACCGACAACGTGTTGTTCATCCATCGCGACGAGGAGGAGGGAGACGCGGGAATCACCTTCAAGACGATGAACGCCGCGCTCTATCTGGCGAAGTGTCGAAACGGTCGACTGGAGAAGGTCGATCTCGAATTCGATCCGCGCCGCAGCCGCTTCCTGGAGCCCGCAGGCGACGTGCTGGACTTCGAGCGTCGCGCAGGGAGCGACAGGGGCGCCTAGCGTGATCGAGATCCCCGACAGCTTCTTGGACGTGATTGTGGAGCGTCTCGCCGCGCCTCTGGCAAAGCGGTTGGCAGGCGAGATTCAGGCGACCCCACTCCCGACTTGGATGCGCCTTGACGAGGCCGTGGAGTACACGAGAATCCCGAAGGGCACGTTCGAGAAGCTGGCGGCCGAGGGCTTTTTCAAGGGATACGGCGGCAAGACCAAGGTCTACAATCGCGAGGAGCTGGACAAGGCCCTAAAGGGGTACGCTGCCACCTCACGAGCCGCAACCCGGCCCATACCGCTGAGGAAGGCCAGCTAATGGCACGCACCGCAAAACCAAAGCGAGTAGAGCGCGGCCTCTACCTTGCCGGCAAGACTTATCTCGCGTGCGCCACGCCGCCGGGTACCGAAAAAGCTCGGTGGAAGACGATCGGCGAGGTCGGTCTGATGGAGGCACGCAGGGAACGAGATGCCTGGGCCGTAGAGGTCCGCTCTGGCGGTATTCCCGCTGTCGGCGCTGGCAAGGAGACTGTCAAGCAGGTCGCCGACGCGTGGCTTGTCCACATCGAACGCCTGGTGGACATCGACGAGTTGCGGCCCCGCACGCTCGAGTCCTACCGCACCGGCGTGCGCTTGCATCTCTTGCCCGAACTTGGCGGCAAGCGCATCCGGTCGATCACGGCCGAGGATCTAGTCGAGTGGCATCGCAAACAGCGCGCGACCGGTGCATCAGACTGGTCAATCCGTGCCCGGTGGATGGCCGTCAGGGGCGTCTTTGGCTACGCGGCACGCCACGACATCATTTCGGTCAGTCCGGCTGACAAGCTCCTTCCTCGCGAGCGTCCCGCAGCTGGCGAACCCCGCCAGCGTTTCCTTTCCCGTGAGGAGATGGACGGACTGCTCGAGCACGCGGGCGATACACACACAGCGATCGCTACTGCCCTGTTCACCGGCTTGCGGGCTATGGAACTGCTGGGACTCCAGTGGGGCGATGTCGACTTCAAGGGCGGCGAAATCCATGCGCGATTCCAGCTCAGCCGTAAGGGCATGCGTGTCCCTTTGAAGACGAAAGCAGCAAAGCGGGACATTGTGCTCATGGAGGCCCTTGGCGCTCTGTTGCGGCGCCACCGTCTCGCAGAGCGATTCTCAGCCGAGACGGATTTCATCTTCCAGAGCACCACTCCACAACAGCCGATGACCTACAAGGCCTTCCTCGAAGGCTTCCATGACGCGCGCGACGACGCTGGCCTGACAGACGTGACGCCCCACGCTCTCCGCCACACGTTCGCGTCGATCCTGATCGCCCAAGGCCGTGATGTGTCGTTTGTCTCTCGCCAGCTTGGGCACACGAAGACGTCGACGACGTGGGACACGTACGTCCACCTCTTTGAAGCGCGGCGCCACGCTGATGACGCCCGCGATGCCCTGGACGCTGAGTACGGCGGAATGCTCGGAGGGGCGCACAAAGCATGACGAGCTTGGGACTAAGTAGGAGCGAAGTAGCTACAGAAAGCAACCAGGGCCAACTAGGGGAATCGTGGGTCTAAAACCGCTTGATATAGCCAACTACGCCGGACGGGAGTCAACGGCAAGCGTTCCGGTCGAATTTGCAAGCAGGAGGTCGCCGGTTCGATCCCGGCTGGCTCCATGTAACCGTAGTCAATGCGAACCGCCGGGACACGGAAGGTCGGTTCGATCTGATCGCGTGCATCCACGCGGATTCCGTCGATCATCGCTTGGAGCACGGCCTTGGTCCGCGTAGGCGTGCTGTCCCTCAGCGCCGCTTGAAGCGTGTTGCGTAGGGCGTCGAGTTCGGCGGTGTTCGCGCGCTCGGGCTGCTCGTCGTCCTCGACCGCAGCGAGGTCGGCGGCGCGGCCTTCTAGGGCTTTGGCCTGCTCGCCGAGGCTCGCTATGCGGGGGGCGCAGGTGTCCTCTGGCATGGTGCCGGCCTCGAACGCGCGGAAGTAGCGGTCCATCGCGGCGCGCGTCTTTGCGAGCTTGTCCTGTATGGCCGCTAGCTCGGACTGCTGCTCGTCGTCGCGCTGCGTCAGCCGCTCGTATGCCTGAGTGATCGCCTGGTCGATCAGGTCGTCGTCTCCGAGCACCTTCCACAGCCGGCGTGTGACGGCCTGCTCTAGCTGCTCGGCCGGGAGACGATCATTCGCACAATGCTTGGTGCCGTAGCGTGCCCGCGTAAAGCAGGTGTAGTACGTGTACCGCCCCGAGCGCCCATGCGCCGCTGTCCCTACATACGCTTGGCCGCAGCGCCCGCAACGTATCCGGCCGGTCAGCAGGTACTCGGCCGGGTTTGACGCTCGCCGCGAGCGGTCCTCGCAGCGCTCAGCGAGGATGGCCTGCGCACGGTCGAAAAGCTCTTGGGGGATCAGCGGCTCGTGCGCCGCCGGATACCAGTTGCCGCGATAGTAAATCTCGCCAAGGTACGCGCGGTTGCGTAGCACGGTGATGACGCTCGCTGAACTCCACAACCTACCGTTCTTGGTTCGGTAGCCCTGCTCATTCAGCCAGCCCGCGAGCGCCGATGATCCGGCCTGTCGATTCACGTAGTGGTCGAACATCACCGGGACAAGGGGCGCCTCCGTGGTGTTGTGCTCTAGGCTGTCCCGGTCGGCGGCGATGTTGAGCCCGAAGGGGCGCTGACCGCCGCACCATCCGCCGCGTGCTGCCTTGCGCTCAAGGCCGGCGGTGATTCGCTCCACGATCAGCGCGCGCTCGAACTCAGCGAACACCCCGAGCATCTGCACCATCATTCGGCCTGCCGGGGTGCCCGTGTCAAATGGCTCGGTCGCCGACCGAAAGATCACACCGGCTTGGTCAAGCTCGTCGATGATTTGCGCGAGCCCGCGTATCGAGCGCGCGAGCCGATCGACGCGGTAGACGAGCAGCACGTCAAAGCGCCCGCGCTTTGCGTCTCTGAGCATCCGCGTGAGTTCGGGCCGGTCTACCACCGTGCCGGTGAACTGCTCTTTGTAACGACGCTGGATCCCCCACTCGGGCTGACTACTCACGAAGGACTCTAGGCGGACGCGCTGCGCCTCAAGCGAGTTGGGCTGGCGTTCCTCATCGGTGGAGATACGGGTGTATGTCGCCACGCGCACCGGCCCGGTACTCGCGGCCGGGTCAGGCACGATGGCGAGGGATGCACGTCTGCTCATGGCTGCTCCTTGACTCGGGAGCATCCATCTAGATCACATCCCCGGCCGGTTCTCAAGCTGGAAGGCAGCCGCTCGGGACGGGCTTCAATCCACTCGACTAGAAGCTCGGCCAGCGCGCGCACGAGCCCCTGTTCCTGCTCGCGGCTCATCGGCAGCGTGCGGCCCGGCAGCAGCCTTATCGGCGCCCCGCTGGCGGGTTGGGTCTGCGGCTGGGCGCCGCTCATGTGAGTAGCTCCCAGCGCAGCTTCTTGCCGGTCGGGTGTGTGTCGGCGGCGGGCCGGCCGGGGCGGTTCCAGCGTCCGCCGCCTGCCTCGCCGACGAGCGTGAAGCCGCTCGCCTTGAGTGATGCGCCGCCCTCCTCGGGCAGGGTGTAGGTGATGACCTTGCGGTAGCCGAGCGCCTTGACTGCCCGCCACGCTGCCCGGTAGAGCATCGAGCAGGCGTTCGGCGCCCCATCGGTGCAGCAGCGACGGACTTCGGCGGTGAACCCGTCATCGAGCGCCCTGGCGATCGGCCGCCCGATCACGGCCACGCCACGCAGCCGCTCGCCATCGGAAACGCCGACGACGCTGATGCAGCCAGGTACGGGCCGGTTGTGGCGGTGGTACTGCGCGATGTAGGCGTTTGCGACCTTGAGCGTCGTCGGGACGATCGTCAGTCGCAGAGACGAGCGCTCGTGCGCGTATCTGTTCCTTTGCTTGTCATGTTCTGTCAATTGTCATGGTGCCGGCGGAAAGACCCTTACAACAGAAAAAAGGTCGTTTGGGGCGTCTGCGGGTACACGCGCCGCCCCGTAAAGATTCGAGTTACACGCTCACGGCTGCGAGCCAGCGCCAACGTCTGCCGAGACAGTCCTCGACACGACGGCCCGGCTGGCGTGGCGCGGCGGGAAGCTGATCGAAGCGGCGTTGCTGCTCGCGGGCGGGTAGCAGTTCGTAGTGCTCGCCGTTGATGCTGCCCCATACCCACGGCGGGCCGAGTGGTGCGCAGCGCGCGAGGTTCGCCAAGCGGCGCCGGCCGTCGCAGACAAGCAGGACGTTCCCAAGCTCGCGCTGTGGGTCGGCGGCGAGCGCCTGCTTATAGGCGTCGAGCTTCGCCTTCACCCGCCGGGTGGGCTCAGTCGAACGGTCTACCTCCAGGTAGAAAGTGACCTCGCCGTCAGGTAGCAGGTAGCGGCCGTAACCGTCAGGGCGCACGCTCGCGCCCGTGCCCTGTTGTGCCTGCTGCTCGCCAAGCCAGCGATACAAACCCTCACCCGGCCCGGTGAGGCTGTGTTCGATCAGGGCGAGGAAAAACCGCGCGACCGCGCGGCGGTGCTCGAGGTCGGGAATCGAAAGGCCCGGCGGCCGACGTGCCGGCGCACCGATCGCCCGCCGACCGTTCGGTGAGAGGAACCACAGCGCCTCGGAGCGTCCGCCTCTGTGCGAGCGCGCCGGGTAAACACGCAGCAACAGGTCGTGTGCCTCCAGCTTGACGAGCCGTTCACGACAGGTACGAACACCCGAAAAGAAAAGGAGACGAAGCTCAGAGGTGGATAGGGGCTCGGATTGAGAGAGACGGTCAAGTAGCTCCCGGTCACGAATAGTCAAAGCAGCGAGAGCAAGTGTCATGGCCGCCCGCCACCAGGGAACAGGTGTTCATTGTCGGGGTTTGCCTCCGCGCCGGGATCGCCGTGCTGGCGCGGGATACCGCGCGAAGGGGGTCCTCCCTCAGTGGGAGCCCCGAACGGAGGACCGAACGGCGGAATCTCAGCACTCCCCGAGTCGAAGTTGTCACTTGTTTGTTCGTCGGCGTGGGCGTGTCCTTGTGGCGGCTGCTCGATACGGCCGTAGCGCTCATGGATCGTCGCTTCCACCGCCCGGCGGTCGCTCGCATTGGCGCGGGCGCGACCACGGACCACGCTCGCGCTATCGCCCCGCGTGGACGGTGGCGGTGGCTCGGTGGTCGCGGTGGCGGCTGGTAGCTGGTGGTGTTCGTGAGCGACGCGGCAGGCGATCGTGTGCGCTGAGAGGTGCAGGAGGTCGTG